TATTTTACAGTATTTTTTTCGAATTTGTTTATTTTAGAATCAACAAAACACCTAATACATACATTTTTTAAACCATCTTTACCTTTTGGTTCTTTATAGAAAAATTCCTCAGTAGCAGGTAACCATCTTTTGCACTTACTGCACTGTTTCCATTTGTAAGGTGTTTTTACCTTACTCCAATAGACAAAATCATATTTCCACGCCAAATCATTTTCCCGCTTAATTTTCCTACAAATACTGCGTATTATTCCTTCCACAACGTCGCCACGCAAATTGAGCTCTTCCGCAATATCTTGCTCATTATATCCAATCATATATAAATTCAACACTTCTTTTTGCCTTTTCGTAAAATTACAACGTTCAATCATTCTATCTAAATCAGTATACAAACAAATAAGCTCTTCATTAATACCACCAGTATCAACTTCATTATGTATCATCGCATCATACATATACCTATACTTGAGTAAACCTCTAATTGTATCCTCATCAGTTAGGGAAACATTTTTCCATTCATATTCATCATCGTGTATATCAATTTTAACCCTTGCCACATAAATTACCTCCAATCATTATTATTTTAATGTGCTATCATTAAATTTTTTATATAACCATTTAACATCAATTCCAACAAACATTTTTCTTATCCATTCTGGATTAAAAGTTTTATCTATAAGTTGTTGAAATTCTTTATCTTCTTTGAGCAATGCCTCCCAAAAATTATCAAAAAATATATGCTGGCGAAAAACAAACACCTGTATAAGTGCATCCCAAAAACTATTTTTCTGATACCCCATACCATCAACAAATATTCTCCAAGCTTTTTTAATTAACCCACTCCAATAAGATGCCAACGTAATAAGATTTATTTTATCTTCTTTTGTAAACTCATAATCTGTATGCTTGTATTTATATACTGATTCATAACATTTTTCATATAAATTAGGCATATCTGGAATAAAATTTTGCGCAAAATAAGAACTAATATTTTTTATTTCTTTCAAATCTTCCACAATATCCTCCTCCTTAAAATCATTATTTTATCTCGCTTTGAAATAATTATATTTCACTCTTTCTTTAGTAGGTAATATTTCTTTTATATCTTCGAGTGCCTTCTGTGTGGCTTCTTTTGTAGATTTACACATATAATACACAAAAATCCAAATCACTAATAGCCAAGACAAAGGATGCCATAATCTTATATATATCCACCAATAATCATTAACATAGTAGGGGACTATAGCACCCATATAAAACAATATCTTGCCCAATAATTTTAATTCTTGTTTGGTTCGCTTTTTGGTAAAATATCTCTCGTCAATATACACACAATTCACCTCCTTATCATTATTATTTTTATTTGCGTCTAAAATAAAATTTCCCACGCTTTAATTATATCACACAACCATAAGTTTGTCAACATTTACAACCAAAAATCTTTATTAATATTATATATCATTTTAAATTTTCTGTCAATACCTTTATGAAAAATTTTCATAAAAAATTTTTATTCTAATCTGTTGACAAATAGGAAATTTGGTGTATAATAAAATTATAAACCACGATTGTTAAGGAGGTATATCAAATGACTGCTTTAGAAATAGCAAGAAAAAATGTGACAGGTTTTAAAATAGATAGTGTTGATAGCGCAATAAAACTATTTTTAGAAGAGAAAAAACTTAAAAGCGAAAACACAGCAAAAAATTATAAAATCCACATAGAGGAATTCTTAATGTATTGCTTAGGTAAAACATCTAATATCAAATGGGAGGAAATACTAAGCATTACTTACAATGATGTATTACTATTTAGAAATCACTTGCTTAACAATAAACAACTGTCTCCACGCAGTATCAATTCAAAAATGGGTGCATTAAGAACATTTTATAAACACTTATACAAAATCAATAAAGATATTGACCTTGATGTTATGAATGTTGACCCACTCCCAGAAGGCAAAAAAGAGGATAGAGCATGGGGGACATTAACAGAAGATGAAGTGCAAAAATTATATGAATTTTGCGAAAAAGAATATTATAAACCAATTACAAAAAGAATGTTTTTTGAAACCGCAATAGTTACTGCTTTGAGAAAAGAAGCTTTACTCTCTATGACTTGGGATGATATACAACAAAAGCAAGACAAATCAGGAGCAATGGTGTGGACTATATGCGTAAGAGATAAAGGCGGTAAGTATGATTACAATCCAATTACAGATGAATTTTATAATAGGCTACTGCAAGTCAAACAAGAAAATGATGTCAATGATAATAAAGTATTTCAAATCAACGAAAAAACATTAGTTAAAACATTAAAAGATTTCTGTAAAGCTAATAATATAGACGACGATAGAAGAATAACATTGCATTCCCTTAAATCAGCAAGCGGAGCAATTGTATATAAGGCTACTGGAGGAGATATAGTTGCTACTTCAAAACATTTACATCATTCCCAAATAAACACAACATACCAACACTATGTAGGTAAATTCACAAACCTCACATTAAAACCTTCATATAGCGTGTTTGGAAAACAAGTATCAATCAAAGATTTAGAAAAATACTCCAAAGAAGAATTATTAGAAGCCATAGCAAAAAGTGGAACATCAACAATAAGAGAAATATTAAGCCATCTCAAAAGGGACTAAAAACTAGTCCCATTTTTTATAAACAAAATCAATGTAAGAAATAAAATTTTTATAAAAAATAACAAAAAAACAATAAAAAATACATATTTTTCGTGAAAATTAATAGAAAAATCATAAATTTTAGCAAATTTTCGTAAATAAAAAGCAACAAACTTATTTTTAAAAAAAAGAGAATTTGTATGTATTTGATAATTGGTAATGGTTATTAAACAACTAAAATTTGTAAAAAAATAATTGATTCCAATTATGTATTTTAAAATTATAACAATTTTCTATAGCAGCCTTTTAGAGAAGAGTTTTTTCTTTAAAGGTATAAACATATTACCCTACATTTTAAAAACGATTATAGGGCAAATTTGAGCACCTAACATTTGGAAATTGTATTTTAAGCATATTAGTAATATACTTTTACGCAATTTTAGTGAATTGTCTAAAAGTATATTAAAAAGCCACTTTTAAGCAATTCAAAAAAATAATATTTTAGGGTATACCCTACCTAAAACAACAAAAAAAATAAAGCTTATTCAAGGAGAAAAATAGGTAATATTTGTAAATAAATATAATGTTAGTCTAAAAATTGTTGTGTTTAAAATTAAAAACACAGCAAAATCAAGGATTAGAGGAAATTTAACTACAAAAAATTCTCTGTAGGAGGCTTTTAGACAAGAGATAATTTTCAAAAGGTATAAATATATTACCCCTTGAATTAACTCTTCTCTATTGTCATTTTTGGAATTTTCTAAATATTCAAATGCCCTATTTTACTGCATTTCAAGGTTGGGATAAACTGGAAATATAATAGGGTATACCCTATATTTTTAATGCTATTTTTTTATTATTTTTATTTCCAATTACTGGTGCAATAAGAGAAAGAGAATATTAAATTTGTCAGAAAATTTTTAATTATTAAAAAGCTTTAATACCTTTTGTGCACTATATATTATTATTTATATTAAGTGTTACTACTAATCTAAGTATAGTAGTTATTCTTAGTATAAAAGATTTAATAAATATATTGAGTATTATTATTATTTAGTGTATACTAGATTTCTAGTATATAAAATAATAAAATAATATATACTAGATTTCTAGTATATAAAATAATAAAATAATAATTGTTATTAAATATAAAATATATATTAAGTTTTTATTTTAAAAATATAAAGTATAATTATTATTTTATTGTTTTATATTATAAGTTTTATTTAATTTATATATTATAATTTTATAAAATAAAAATAAAAATTATTTTATATTAATGTTTATCTTAATATTATTATAAATTAGTTTATTTATATTTAATTAGTATAATATAATAATTATTATTTCAATTTAAGTTAATCTAGAATCTAGTTAAATATATCAAAGTATTATTATTTTAAAATATATAATCTAAAAAATAATAATTTAATTTGTATTTACTTATTGTATTGTATTTTTATTATTTTAGTATGTTTTATATATAAATGTTTACTAGTTATAATAATATATAATAATATAAATAGAATTTTAATAAATTTTTTGATAATTTAATAAACTGCTCAGTACAAAGTAAAATTGATTTATTTTTGTAGAAGTATAAACTTAAAAATACTGCTTTCTTTCAACCTTGATATGGTAATTAGTAATACTGAATATTTTGTTAGAAAGTTTATACTCAGAATAAAGATTATACTATAGTAAGAAGGATAATTATATTTTTGAGTATATTATGAGAATATTTCTCTAAGATAGTGGTTACTAATTATAGCAAAGTAAGCTAAAGTATATATAAGCCGCTTCCATTTTATGCTAAAAAAGTAAAAATGACGCAATATATGAGGGTAGGGGAGGCGGTGCGTAGCGCAATCGGCGACGCCCGATTGAATTTTGCTTTTGGATGGCTTTGTAATATGGTTTTGGACTGGTTGAATTGTATTGCAATATGGGTTTAATCGGGGAAAACCGATAAAAGTATATTAAAAAGCTATTTTTAGGATTATACTTTAGCATAGTGAAGTGTAATCGGGAGAATCCGATTAAAATGGTATTAGTAATATGAAAAAATGACGAAATCACAATAAAATGGAAAAAATTTTATGAAAATACACATAAAGAAAAGTATATTAGTAAGCCTATTTGAATCGGGAGCGTCCGATTAAGGATTTGGGTTGTTGAATTGGAAAAAATGGAAGAAATAGGTTGTAAAATTTGAGGGTAATCGGATGGAAAATTAAGGTAGGTAGGTGAGATGATGAGCTTGGGCAATTCTTGGCATTTCTGGTTATCTTTTCCTTTGAAAATATGGCAGTATATAGGATATGAATAAAATTTCGATAAAATTTTTTGTGCTTTTGGTGGCATATAAATATACTTATACACCACAATTGTGTATACAATTCATACAATTGCGTAAATTAATAAAAGTATATTAAAATTTGAATTTTATTATGGTAGATCGTGGTAAATTATGGGAATGTAAATTATAGTAAATTATATTGGTAAAAATTAGGATATTAATGTGTATTAAAAAAACGATACACTTTAATACCATAACACGACAAACTTCACAGAAGAGATTTAAAATTGTTATGGTTTGACCATAACAATTGTATTTATACAATCACAACAATTTTTAATAATTTATTTTAAACAATTGATTTTAAATTTATACTCATTTCAATTTTGTACTCATTACAATTTTATAATTATTATTAACTAATAATTATTTTATTTATCATTTTATCGACAATAATTGTTATATTGCTTAAAATCATATTTTTAATACTATTTTAAAAATATGTTCTATATGGAACATTTTAAATTGTATAAATTGTTTATACATTTATAAAAAAATTAAAAAATTCACCAAAAAAATCTATTGACATGATAAAATAATAATGATATAATTATAATAGAATCAATCAAAAAAAGGAGGAGTAAAAATGATAAATGTAAAATTTTACAAGGAGAATGGAGAATTAAAAAAGTGTACTATAGAAGAGTTTTACGACATAATAAAAAATATAAAAAATACATCTCAAAAAATTTGCGATAACTGGAACGATAAAGACAGTTTGGAAATAGTAGAAGTTTTTCTAAAATTTGAAGTAAAAAGAATAATAAGATACACAATCATTACCGATTTAGATTCAGGAATTATTTCCCAACTACGTATAGATACTTTGATAAACTTACAAGAGGATTGAAAAATCCTCTTCTTTTTTTTAAAAAATATAGAAAATCTATTGACATATAATAATAATAGTGATAAAATATAATCAGTAAGGAAAAATAAAAAATAAGGAGGAAGAAAAAAATGGATGCTATTGCAAAAATAGAAATTTTTATAAACGGAGAAATAGAAGGAGAGGTTAGCATTACTGTTGTATATGTATATTTTCGGGAAGATTTTATCTCCAAAAAAAAGGAGGATTTGATAGAAAAAATAAGAAAAATTTTGAAGAAATATAGTAAAATTACAAGTGTAAGTATAGAATTAGAAAAAAAAGATAATATAGCTGATGTTTATAAAAAAATAAATGGTATTAGATTCAATTTTCATGAGAATATACTAGAAAAATACGATAAAGATTTTAGATGTTATGTTTTCTATAAAGGATTTGATACTGACAATCAAACAAAAAAAGAATTATTCAAAGAAATAGAAAATATTTACAACGACGCACAGGAAATATACATACAAGAATTACAAAAAAAGCTCCAAGAAGTGGTTTAGACCACTTCTTTTTTTATACATAGAACTAATAAAATTTTTGACGACTGGAATACACCAGAGAGTGAATACATCACAGAGATATATTTACAACATTTTCCGCGAAAAACAACATAGAACTAATAAAATTTTTGACGACTGGAATACACCAGAGAGTGAATACATCTTTTGCAATAAATCCTGCAAAAAATTTATAAAAAAAATTAAAAAATTCACCATTATATAACAGATAACAATTATTATAACAGCAACACATTATTAATTAATAAAAAAATAAAAAGATTTTTTTAAAAAAACTATTGACATAATATAATAATAGTGCTAAAATATAATTAGCAAATCAAAAAAGTAATAAAAAGGAGGAACAAAAAATGAATAGATTCGAATTGTCAAATTATGTAATTTCAAAAAATTATACAAAAGAGGAAATAAAAAACATTTTGCAAAAGATTGATAAAAAAATAGAATTTTTACAAAAAAAGTTTAATAATAAATATGATAAAATTGAGATAGTTAATGCTATTATAAAAAATGAAAAAACTTTAATAATAAAAATGTTTTTCATTCTTTATCTTCAAAATCTTCTAAGTTTAAATTTTGAAGACTTAGAAGAAGTTATTTAAATAAAATCTCTATTTTAATAAAAAAAAATTCAAAAAAATGCTTGACTCTATAATAATGATGTATAATTAAAATAGAAAATCAATTAAAGGAGGAATAAAAATGTTTTTAAATTACAATTATAGAGCTTTTCCTTCTGAAAGAATGAAGGCAGTTTTTAAAATTTTTAACATCTTGGAAGGCTTAAATGAAATAAGTCAGAAATCAAAAGATTTTTCCAAAAATGCAAAATCTTTACTTGCTATAACAAGCGTACAAGCAAAGAAAGAAATAGACTCTATTATCAAGAGAGAGCACTTGATAATAGAGCTCTCTCAAATCACAGACAATCATAGTGGCGATGCTAAAGAGCATCGCTGGACTATATCGTCTCTGGAAGAGATGGCTTTTCAGAGGTGGTATAAGGATAGAGCTGGGAGTATCCCAGAGATTTCCATTACCGTCAAGGATAGAGACGGCAAGGAAATCTTTAGCATTAGTTATACGGAATGGGTAAAATTATAAAAAAATATCCTCAAAAGAGAGAGTAGTAAACTCTCTCTTTTTTTATAACCAGCAAAAATTTTATATATTTTTTATAGAAAACACTTGACAAATATAAATGATGATGATATAATTATAACAGAAACGAAAAAGGAGGAATAAAAAAATGGTTAAATTGGATTATATTCATTTGCAAAAATTAGAAGGACTGGAAAGAGAGAGCATTGTCTACTCTTTCCAGGAGGTAAACAGTATTTTACAAAAATGGGCTATTGAAGATAGCCCAGATTTTGGATATGACAAGACAATTATAGAAATTTTTTATCAAGATGGAAATAAATTATCTTTTAGATTTGATTTAAGTAAAAAGCATAAGGGAGGAGTTAATATAACAGATTTCATTAAAAATGAATTAGAAATATATGCAGGCTTGAGGAAACCTTATTACATGACAGATGAGCAATATCAAGAATTTTTATCAATTTATATAACTGAAGAAGATAGACAAAAAGCAAAAGAAATTTTACAAAATTATCAGTTAGAGGACTAAAAAGTCCTCTTTTTATTTTTTATTCATAACAGAAAATTATTATTATGTAATAAAATTTATTTTTTTAAAACTGCAAGATTAAGAAAAGATGTAATAGAATAAAAGGACTGATTTAGTCCTTTTATTTTTTATTTATAACAGAAAACTATTATTATTTAGCAATATATAACAGCTTGAATTATTCAGAATATTTAAAATATAAAAACTTCAATTTTGCTCTTGACATACAACAAAAATAGTGATACAATTATGATAGAATAAAAAAATTAAAGGAGGAATTTTTAAAATGAAAACATATTTAGTTATTGAAACAGGAGTTTGTGATTCTCCATGGTGTCCAGGCTATCATTTTACAAGTGTTACTAAAGTTTTCAAAAATAAAGAAAAAGCCGAACAGTATTTGTTTGGCTTAAAAGAAAAAAATCCTCACTCACATTTTACAATTGAAGAAATAGAATTGCAGGATTAAAAAAATCCTGCTTTATTTTTTTTGTTTTAAATTGTCTTATAATTCTAAAAAATAATAATATTTATTTATATAACAGCAAAATTATTAGAAAATTTAAAATATAAAAACTTTCGATTTTCCTATTGACATATTTAAAAAATGATGATATAATTATAACAGAAACGAAAAAGGAGGAATAAAAAAAATGAGCGAAAAAGAAAAAGAAAGAATACATCGAGAGATTCAAGAGCTTTCTTTAAAAATAAAGGAAGCTCTTGAGGAAAATGATGAAGACTATTATTATTATTTAATAGAAAAAAGAGAAATTTTATATTATTTATTGGAGGAGGAATAAAGAAATGAAAGGAAAATTTTTTGTTGTCAGAGAATTTATACCCTTCAAGAAAGGGTATAAATTCCATGTTGTTGCGACTGAACAGGCGAATAACATGCGCCATTGGAGTTATACTCATATGGCATCTTTTTATCGAAAAGAAGATGCCGAGGAGTATGCGGAGTTAATGACAGAAAAATATAAAAATTATATGTCTCCTGCATTTTATATACAAGATGCAGAAGGTGGAGAGAGTGCTATCGGTTATTATTGTAAAGATTGAGCGGTATTAAATACCGCTTATTTTTTTATGTTTTTTTAAAAAATAATTATTATTAATAAAAAGTAAATTTTAATGCTATTAATTTCCATTCCACTATGGTTAGATTAAATTTATAACAGCAAGCACTTTATAGTTAACTATATAACAGTTAATCTTTAAATTATCAAAAAATGTAAACGATTGATTTTGAACTATAACAGCTTTACAAATTTAAGTCGATGTTTATTATGTTTTATATTTTTATATATTTATATAAACATTTTATATAGGTAATTATTATTGTTAGAAAATTCTTAATATAAAAACTTCAATTTTTTTAATAAAAATATATTGACAAGTAAGAGTAATAATGATATAATTATAACAGGACAAAAAAATAAAGAAGGAGGTATAAAATGAAACGTTTAACTTCTTTTAAGCGCATAAAACCTTGTGACAGAAACAGGAACTATGAAGAAATAAAAAAGGTAACATCTGATAAGTTATACAAAAAAATGAAGGAATATTTTACAAAATACACTTATGTGATACTAAATGAGTTTGAAAGAGCTAATCCTGACAAGATTCTGGAAGAATTTGCCATAGAAGAACTACCAGACATTAACATAAAGGAGGTGGCAGTTGGTTTAAGTGGAGGGGATTATAACATTTTATACATTCTGAAGAAAAGTATATCCCTAAAAGAATTTATGAAGTTTTATAAAATGTTACATGAGTCACATTACAAGAAATAAAACAAGAGATTTTTTTAAATATAACAGCAAAATTATTAGAAAATTTAAAATATAAAAACTTTATTTTTTCTCTTGACAAATAAACTTAATAATGATATAATTAAATTAGAAAATTTAAGGAGGAGGAATAAAAAATGTTGACAGTTAAGGATATTTTAGATTGGGGAGAGTTAGATGTACAGGTATTAGAAAATTGGCTAAATGTAGCTGAAAAATTTGGAATCACATTAGACGAAATAAAAGAAGAACTAGAGCATGAGGAAATGGACAAAACTGATATTAACAGCTGGTATTATATGACAATGTATTTGATAACAGAAGCAATAACAGATGAAATATTTGAAGTCGTAGATGGCGATGAAAGGATTATGGAAAAGGCTAACAAATTAACATTTAATTTTGAACCTTACATTAATTGCATGGATTCTCATTTTAACAATATTCTTGATGAAGTAGATTTTACAAAAGACAAAGAAGAAATTGTCAATGAAGTTATTGAAAAATTAGAAAGAAATTAATTTTCATAACAGGGCAGGGCTTATGCCTTGTCCTGTTATAACAGAAGTTTTAGGGTACTTATAAAGGGTTAAAATAAACACGGAGGATTTGTATAACCTACTTGTTAAAATTCAAAATAATTGGGAATATATAACAGCACAAGATTAAAAAAATAAAAAAAGAGGAGGTTAAATTATGTCAAGAAGGTTAACTTTTGAATACATAGCTGATAATAGATTTAAGAATTATTGGGGAGAAAATGGATTTGACTATTTGGAAAACTTAGACAAAAAATTAAAAGAAGTATTATCAAAATATGATTGTTTACAATTAGAAGAAACAAATCCGAGAGTTATTCATTTTCCAGGAGATCCAAGTATTGGGGAGCCACCAAACGTGCAAATTAGAAAAAAGTATTATATAACAAAAATAGGAAGAAAATTAACATGGGATGATGTTTATGAGCTAATAAACAGTGTAAAAGCTCCAGTATATAAATTTATATAAATTAAAAAAGGGAGGGTTTAAAATGTCTTTGAAAACTTACACAAGAAAAAGCAAGGATTTAATAGTAAGAATGGGAATAAATAACGTAACAAAAAAGAAAAACTACAAAAAATTTTATAACAGATATAACAGAAGGAAAACGAGAGAAGAAATAAAAAATATAATGAAGGAGGTATTAGTATGATAACTATAAAAGAAATAAAAACTAACGAATATCCCACAAGGTATGTAGCTTTCAAAAATCCCACCTATTTTGTGGAAAATATTAGTCCACAAAATAGAGGAGGATATGAATTTGCAGTTTATTATGAGCCTTACCAAAATAAGGAATATCCACATATAACAGATGGTATATATATCGAAATAGTGTCTTATCAAGGCAAAAAAATTTTATTGGATTGTCATTTAACAATACCTAACAAAAATAGGCAACAGAAAGGTTTTACAAAGCTATATAACAGCTATAAAGAAGCCAAACAAGAGGCTTTTAAGTGGCTTGAAGAAGCGCATAAATTTTTACAAGAAGTTTAATAGATTTTTTAAAAAACACTTGACAAATGATAAAGATAATGATATAATTAAATTAGAAATTAAAAAAGGAGGAATTAAAAATGGTAAAAGTAAGAATTCCAGGTTATAACAGACAGGAAGGCTACAGAGTCTTTGAGGTTTTAGATAGGGATGAGGTAGAAAAAATTTTGGACGAATTAGACCCCACAGACATTTGGGATATGACTTATGATGAAGGTGATGGTTATAGTTTTTCAGGAACGGCTTATACTTACTTGGATGCAAGGGATGGGACATTACATACTGCTTGGTTACAGCAAAATACGACAGAACACCCATGGGATTCATTTTACAAAATTATCCTCTGTAGTATGGAAACAGGGGATAATTGGTGGGATTTTATGACACCAGATGAGCTATTAGACTGGGACGAACAAAGAGAGTTTTTAGATTATGATGGTACACTTGAAGAGTTTATTATGGAAAAGTATGGAGAAGAAGAATTGCAAAACAGAATAGAGAATGCAAAGGATTATTGGGCTTATGAGTTTAATTTTGATTGGGACTATATAAAAGAACAGTTAGATTATCTTTACAGCTTTATTATAGAGGACTGAAAAGTCCTCTATTTTATTCATAACAGCAGATATATTTTAATTGCATAAATTATTTAAACATTTTTAATTTAAAGACTTTAATTTTATTCTTGACAAATAAAATTAATAATGCTATAATTAGTATAGAATAAAAAACAAATTATTAAGGAGGAGATTAAAAATGTTAACAAAAAACAAAAAGAATTATTAATACAATTGGCTAATCTTATAGCTGAAATTCAGAATGAAATAGACGTGCAATATGAACAATATAATGACATAAAATTTGCGGCAACTATAGAATACATTTTTAATAACAGCGATGATTTTTTAGTTATGCATAAAGTTATTGAAAGGATATTAAGAGAGGAGGAATAATGAAATGGATAAAGAAATTATCAAAGCTTTTGAGGAATTTAAAAATTCAAGTATTAGTTTTGCCGAAGTAATTTTAAAGCACAATTTAGATAGAGAGAATAATTTTTGGGAAAACTATCCATTTAATAAAGATTTTGCAGAAATTGTAGATGATATAATTGATTGGTATAATACCATTTTTAACGAAAAGGAGGAGATAAAATGAAAATTTTAAGTGTGTTAGGTGAATTATTTACTTTGATTTTAGGAATGTTTACAATTTATTTGTGGGTATGTATTTTAGCAGTTACATTAAAATAATAAGGAGGTATTGGTATGAAAATAACATTATATACTAATTATTTAGCTATTTCGGGAATAGACATAAAATATACTTTCGATTTAGATACATTAGAAGGGACAAAAGAATTTGTAGACTATCAGGAAGGAATAGTAAAAACCGATATTATAACAGAAAAAGACAAGGAAATAATCAAAGCTGAATTGGATAATATAGAATTTCAACACAAAATCCAAGAAGCAAAAGAGATGAATAAAAAGAGTATAAAATTATCATTTTATAAATCTCCTGAAAAACATTTTGAAGAAAAATTAGAAGGGGCTAAAGAAAAATTGAAAAAAGACCTGTTTAACATGGTTGCAGAAATTGAAAGGGAAGTCCAATATCCATTTCAGTATAATAATTTAATAATTATTAGAGATAAAATTAATAATAATAAATTTTTTAAAGACCATATAACAGTTGAGCAATTACAGTTATTAGAAAACAAAATAAAACAAGCTAAAAAGATTAAGGAAGAGTATGAATATAAACACGAGATTATATTTAGTGTTAAACAAGATAATAATAACAGTATATTTTGTTATATGGATAGTAGCGGTTATTATTATCTTGTAACACAAAGACAGTATAAAACTAAAGCTATAACAGAATTATTTAGACAATTACTTACACAAGAAGGTTATATAATAACAGACAATGAATTAACATTGCTTGATTATTATATATATAGAGAGACAAAGAAAAATATTGAAATAACAAGGATTGAATTAGAAAGAATGAGACAAGGCAAACAAATGCCATATATTATATATCAAGAAATAGGAGACAGAATGTTAAAGAAGATTTTTGACCCGTTATTGATAAACGAAAATTATAATGATATAATAACAGTAAATTAAATTTAAAATGGAGGGGATTATTGTGGATAAAGATATTATTGAGTTATGGGAAAAGAATAAACACAAGCTAAGAGAATATTTTGCTACTCATGAACAAAGCCTTTATCCTGATTACGAAAGTTTGGTTAAGTTAATTGTAAAATTTATACTTAATGATGAGGGTAGTCTTGAAGAATATGACGCAGACAATATAACAGTTATTACTAATGGGGATTATCAAGGAATACTTATATTTATTATCCCTAAAGATATGTATTATCCTACAGAGGAAGACTTTTTGGTAACATATGTATATTATGGTAGTTGTGAAGCGTGTGATGTATTAAAAGGTATAAGATATGCTTATTATGATGATGCTTATTATGATGATGATAGTGTACCTAATCAAGAACAAATTGAAGATTATATGACTTTATGTTTGCATATTATTCAACATATGAAAAAATTGTATTAAGGAGGGATATTATGAATTTACAAGAATTAGAAAAAGAATTAAAAATTTGGGAGGATTATTTTAAAAAATCCTCCCAGTATTTGAAACCTGATGAGATAAGATATAGTTACAATTTCATGCAATATAACAAAATAAAAGAAATGATACAAAAACTTAAAGGAGAGGAAAACAATGGAGCATAATAGTATAACAGCAAAAATGGTAGAGACTTTCCTGAAAAAGACATATAACAGAATTAAAAAGGATGCTTTGTATGTTATGCAATATTATTCGCAATATCCAACACTTATAAATGATTATTACAAGTTATTGGGTATGTATTCTGACAGATTGTGGAATTTACATAGTTGGGTGAAGAAGGTTGACAATACCGCAAAGTTACAAGAGCTTTTAAGGTCTTACGATAGAGAATATAAAATATTTAAAAATATGGAAAAAGATGAGTTTTTATATAGTGATTTAGCTGACTGGTATGAAGATATTATTATTGGTTTAGAAAAAATTATGCAAAATTTTTCTAAAGAGTATTGACATTATAAGAATAACGATTTATAATAATGCAAAAGGAGGAGATATTATGACTATAACAGCTTTCAATAAGTTTATGCAAGATTTAAAAAATTTTGTTAATAAAATGAATGAAAATAATATACCTAAAAATGAGCAAAAAATTTTGTTAAAGCACTATATAACAATATATAACATTCAACATAACAGTAAAATAAATTTAAATAAAAATAATATTGATTTATTAGTAGGATAAGGAGGATTAGTTATGGAGGAATTAAAAAACTTGATTAATATGTTTAATAGCATATTAGACCAATTAATAGAATTACAAGAAATACAAAGAAAGATAAATGAGGCTATAAGCTTTGAAAGTGAATTTGATGATAATGGGTATGAAATAGTTAAAGCTTTAGTGATAGATAAAAATAAAATAGAAAAACTTGTAAAAATACACATGACTTTTAGTGAAGATTATGAATATTTAGAAGATAAGATTAAAGAAATGCCAGTAATTTGGAGATAAGGAGGAGATAATATGAGATTTAAAGTAAATAAAATAGAGTTAGAAAAAGCTTTAAATGTTGTTAAGGAGGGATTAGGAAAAACATATCCTATTTTGAAAAATGTACTTATAACAGTGGATAATGGAAAGATAATAAAATTTACTGCATTTAACTTAAAAGAAATGGTGAGTTATACCATTATTTCTAATATTTCTAAAGATTTAGAAGATGGAGCAGTTGTGGTTGATTTAAAAGAGTTGTTAGATATAGTAAAAACTTTGCCTAATATAGAATTAGAAGCATTTATAGAAGATAACAGATTTATAATACAATATAATGATTCTCAAATACAGATAGCTATTAATTTAAGTCCTGAAGAATATCCAATGAGCATTCATGTTGTTGATATAGATAATACATTTGATATAACAGTAGAAAATTTACAGAGTGCTATAGACAAAGTAATATTTGCAGTGGATAAGGCAGGAAAGTATACATCAAGACCAGTATTACAAGGTGTTTTATTTGATATAACAGATGATACGATAAATATAGTGGGTTCAGACGGGTATAGGATGGCATTATATCAAACAAAAATAAATTGTAATATTGGGATAGATACCCAATTAGTTATACCTGCTAAATTATTAGAAAAAATTTATAAAGTTATAAAGTTAACTAAATATAAAGGAGATATAGAGGTTTATTATAACAGCAAAAATATATCATTCTATACGGAAGAATTTGAGGTGAGCGGTTATTTGGTGGATGGAAAATATTTTGACTATAAGGCAGTATTGCCAAAAGAGTTTAATACTAAGCTAATAGTTAATAAAAAAGATTTTGAAAGTATGCTCAAAAGAATGAAGGCTATACCTTCAACAAAAGAAATGCCAATGGCAAAAATTATAACAGACAATAATAAAATTTACATACATTCCCACAATGGAACTATGAGTTTAATTGAAAATATGCCAGCTAAAATAACAGGTGATAAAGTGGAGATAGCTTTTAGGGTGGCTTATATTCTTGATTATTTAAAGAAAGTTGGTACTAAAGAGGTGGTAATAAATATTGTGAATTCAAATTCACCAGTTATTTTAGAGGAAACTAATGACAATGAAAAATATCAATATTTAGTTATGCCAGTAGCTTTAAATTAACATAATACATATAACAGCAAAGGAGGTATGGTTATGAGTCCATGAAATATAAATAATAATAACAAATGAATGGCAATTTAAGGGGGACAACGAATGTCAAATGAAATTGATATATTGAACAATGTTAAAAAACCGTTATTTTTACCCAATACACAATTGATGACTATAAAGATGGTTGCAGATTATTATGAGGTTGATACTAAAACAATTGATAAAATTATAAATCGTCATTTTGATGAATTAACAGAAGATGGATATGAGGTTTATTCAAGGGCAGAATTAATAAATCTTTGGATTCAAAAAAATGCCAATTTTAAAAATTTAAAAGGTAAAACAGTAGTTACTATTAACAATCAAAATATTATTATACCCAATAGAGGTTTAAGGCTTTTTACAGCACGAGCTTTATTACATATAGGTATTTTATTAAGGGATAGTATAATAGCCGAAAAAGTAAGACAAGAAATAATAAAATCAGGGAATTTAAAATTAATTAAGATGTTAGAAGATAATAATCCTAATATACATAAAAAACAGATGACACTTTATGAAATATTATTAAGTGTATATAAAGATATTTGTGTGATAGAGAAAGAAAGAAAAATTGGTGCTTATAGAGTGGATTATTTAATTAATAATAAAATTGTTATTGAATGTGATGAATTAGGACATAAAGATAGAAATAAAAAATATGAAAAAGAAAGAGAAGCATATTTAAAATCGTTAGGATATATAGTAATTAGGTTTAATCCTGATGATAGTAATGCTAATGTTTTTGAATTGTTAAATAAAATTAATAAATATCTTTATGGAGGTGAATATTTGGTGTTATATAATATTTTGGAAAAAGTAAAAACACCAAAATTTATAAAAGGAACAAAATTAATGAATATTAAAATGTTGGCAGATTATTATAAAGTAAGTGTGGAAGACATACAAAAAATAATTAAAAATAATGATGAATTCAGTTATATAATAGATATTTCAGACAAGAAAAATATTTTATTTTCAGAAAAAGATATTTTAAAAATGGCAATGTTTTTAGATGGAGATGTGGCAATGAAAGTTAGAAATAAGATATTAGATATATATGAGGCATCTAATAATCAAACAATAACAAAAGAAGACAGATTATTATTAAATATTATATATTCTGATACAGAAGAAAGCAAATTAAAAGCATTAAGAGAATATAAAAAATATAAAAATATGATATAAATTTTGAAAAATTGAAATAACAAATTGATATCAAGGAGGTAAAATGTATGGAGGATGAAATTAAATTAGAGTTAGTTAAAAGCGAAGAGTTTTTAGGTGTTAAGTGTGATTTTTATAGAGACCAAGATAATAATATATATATGACAAGGGAGCAAATTGGGCAAGCATTACAGTATAGTAATCCTCTTATTTCGATAAGCAATATACATAATAGAAATAAAGAAAGATTAGATAAATTTTCAGTGGTAATCAAATTGATTAGTACTGATGGAAAACAATATGATACTACTTTATATACAGAACGTGGTATTTATGAAATATGCAGATTATCAAAACAGCCAATTGCAAATGATTTTTATGATTGGGTGTACGACCAAATAACATTAATTAGAAAGGCAGGGGGAGTAATTAATGATAAAGAGCTTTTTATTGAAACTTATTTTGGGGCATTAGATGAAGCCAGGAAAGAACTTGTGAGAGGTTTTATGACCCAAATTGAAGAACAACAGAAACGTATATTGGAAATGCAACCAAAAGTTGATAAATGGACAGCTTATATGGACAGCAAGGATAATATAACAGTTGAAAAGTTTGCAAAAGCACTTAACATTCCAAACATTGGGAGAAATAAAATGTTTGACATTTTAAGAAAACATAAGATTTTGAGAGATAACAATATGCCATATCAAGATTATATTAACAGAGGTTATTTTGATGTAATAATAAATGTTGTAAATGGTTTTAATGTAACACAAACACTTATAACACCAAAAGGGGCTGAGTGGTTGTACGACAAGCTCAAAGAATGGGGTTACATAACAGCTTAATTTTAAGGGTTTTGCGGTTTTCCCATAAAAACCGCATTTTATAAAAAATATTGACAAATACAAATTATGATGATATAATATAACAGGAGGTGTTTAAATGGGCGATATAAAGGAATTCAAAGGACGTATAGATGTTAAATATATTGAAGAAATTATTAATAATTTATCAGAGGAAGAAATTCTAAAACTTTTAAGCTTGCCAGATGAAGAAATTATGGAATTATTAGATGTTGATGATGAGGAGGGTGATGATAAATGAGAGAATATTATGTTAGCACTAAAGAAGTTGAAGGCAAAAAGTTTTATTATATGGATTTTGGGTATGAAACTCACGGAAGAACAAGTTTTAGGTTGTGGGTTTCTTCAAAATTAATAAAAACAGATGATAATAATAGAGAATATATAGAATTCCCTATAACAGCAAAGATAGTAGAGACCGAAAAAGGAACTACAATTTTGAAACCACTACAAGAAGGTGAACAATATTATGTATTTGACTTATATCAACCATGTGGTTATCGAGGTAGTGCTTATATAACAGTGTTAGAACCAGAGCCTTTAAATGTTAAAGTTTACAGGTACTACCATTCACCATTAGGAAATTTAGGAGAAGATTATGGTATGTTAATTATGGTAAATTCTGATAAGGTAAAAATTAAATGGGAAAGAACAGGACGTACTTACGGAGCACCCAAAGAAGGATACAGAGTGTATTATGCCGATGGGAAAACGGAAGAAATAGAACATATTGATTTAGAGGATTTGGAAGAGATAGAAAGTTAAAGTGAGAGGGTATTTTACCCTCTCACAAAATAATAATAAAAACATTCCTCCTCTAGTGTATAAAATACATAAGAATTGAATATAATAATAACAGAAGATAAAAATATGAGGAGGAGGTGTGTGTCATGAAAAGGGGTGAGATATGGTTAGCTAATTTAGGGAAAAGAGAGGGGTCTATACAAAGTGGTATAAGACCCGTAATAATAGTGAGTAATGATAAAAATAATGAACATAGCCCTACTGTTAATGTAATACCAATTACAAGTAATATTAATAAAAACAATTTACCAGTGCATGTATATATTGGGATTGAATGTGGATTATTAAAACCTTCTGTTGCGCTGGTAGAGCAAGACACAACAATAGATAAAACAATGTTAATTAAAAAAATAGGACAATGTACATATCAAACTATGGAAAAAATTAATCGGGCTATTTTGATACAAAAGGGATTAATAGCATAATAACAGTTAGGGGGGAATGAAAATATGAATTTTGTTGTATTAATAGAAGTTGAAAAAGAAGCAAAAATTAAAGATTTAGATAAAATTATTAATATCCTCAATAAAAAAAATAATATAAAAGGTGATATATATTGTCAAATAGATAATAAACATATTATTAAATGCTATATTTATCCAGAACAGAAATATAAAATAAGCGATATTGAAAAAATGTTAAATAATTATAATACTAAGGTTGAGGAAATAAAGATAATAAAAACAAAGAGGGGTGAAATAAATGATGATGACAATGAAGAATGATATAGAGGAGGAAGTAATTAAGCTTGCCGAGCAATATGGATATAATGTTAGAATTTTGTATGATAATTCTTTATTGATAACATCTAAATATTCTGAATGGTATGTTATTAATAAGAGAAATTATTTTTTACTAAGACATTATAGTAGTAATAGTAAAAAAATAAGATTTCACATACAAAAAAATAGAGGTAATCAAAAATTGAAATTTGATAATTTATATAAGGTGTTTAAATATATATATAATCATGATAGGGCAGATATAATAAAGAAGAACAGAGTACCTTATCGTATTGAAAGATTATTTTATTTAATAGAAAAAGCAAAATAAAAATGTTGACAAATACATATATTATTAATATAATATAGGTAAGAAAGGAGGAAAATAAAATGAAAGTTGAACCACGAGAGTTGTATAATAGTCTTAATGCTATGATAAAAATGTATGGCAAAAATAATAAAGTTTTAGAGGAAGTAACAAATTTATTGATAAAAAAAGGTATTCCGAGGGGATATGCCAAAAAGATATTAATGGGTATTACACCAGTTGAGATATTAGATAGAGCAATATTATATGTTGTTACCTCAGCATTTTACCAGGTTACCAATGAATCAATTGTAAATACCGAAAAATACTTTACTGACGAAGAGATTAAAGAGGGAGAAAAATTCCGATATATAACAGAGAAAAAGGAAAGTTTTCCAGTTATTTTTGAAGATGTGCTCAAAGTTAGTGATGATTATTATATAACAACATTAACAGCGCAAAAAATAAAAGAATTGTATGATGGCTTTGTGGTGACATATAACAAAGAAACGCAACGCAATACAATTGCGAGAAGAATTCGCAACAGTGTAATAGAAATGATTAACGTAAATTGGAAATCAGTTAAAGAAATAGAAGAAGAAATATTAAAAGGATTGTTTATAACAAATGCTATAACATTCAATATACTTAAAAACGGGGAAGAAGAATTTGAATATGATGAAAAAAATAGAACTCTAACAGTATATAAAGGTGAAATTGATATATTAGATGGTTTTCATAGAAGTTTAGGTATGATTAATGCAGTATCAGTAAATCCTGAAGTGCAATATATAACAGCAGTTAATATAACAAATTTTGATATTGAAAAAGCAAGAAGGTTTATTGTGCAAGAAGATAAGAAAAATAAGATTGCTAAAAAACACATTGAAGCTTATAAAGAAACATTAGAAAATGCTATTGTACGCAAGATTAATGAGAGTCCTAATTGTGATTTAAAAGGGAAAATAACAACTAATGGTAGGTTAATACAATTCAATCAAGCTCTTGTGGAGTTTGAGGTATTGACTCAAGCTATAAAATATCATTTTGATATAAAAACACAAAGAGAAGCTAACCAAATAGCCGATTATCTTATAGAGGGGTTTAACGAAATAATTGGCTTATATCCAGATGAATTTTTGGATAATTACGCTAAGGTTAAACAAAGAAGTACAATAAATCATAATTATACTTTTATTGGTTATGTAGCATTGTTGGCAAAATTGAGAGAAAACCCACAATGGAAAGAAAAATTGAGAAAGACTTTAGAAAAAATAGATTTTTCTATAAAGAATCCCGATTGGGAGGCAATAGGATTATTCAATGGTAGATTAACTATTAAGGTGATTGAAAGTATCAGTAAATATTTTATAGATAAAATAGTAAAGGAGGGATAATATGGAATTATATAACCAAGAATTAAAAGAGAGATTTTTAGAACAATATTCAGAATCAACAAGATTAACGTATAGAAATATTTTTAAAAAGACAGCACCAAAGGAGAATGAATTACAAAAAGATTTATATCAATTTAATTTAGAAGAATTAGATGACTTATTGTATTCGCTTGGCAGTACTTCTGCGCAGTATATAGCAACTGTTTTAGCGGTATTGTCAAAATATGTTGATTTTTGCATACAAGAAGGATATATAGGTAATCCAGCGGGAATTAATTATGTAAGGTTAATTAATCCTACTTTAGAAAATTTAAAAAAATATGAACATGGAATCGACAAAAAATATAGGTATATTGATAGAGAAGAATTACAACAAATAATTAATATGTGTGTAAATGCTCAAGATGCAGTTATATTTGCATTGTTATTTGAGGGAGTAATGGGGGAAAATTTAGAGGAATTAATTAATCTAAGAGTAGATGATTGTAATTTTATGGATAATATTCTTACTTTAAGGCGTAACGATGGGACAAAAAGGAGAATATCAGTACAACAAGATACTATGAAACTTATTAATAAAGCAATTAATCAAGTTGAATATTATAGAGTATCGGACATAGCTAATGGAGTGTTCTTATTACAAAGGACACCTTATGTGTTGAGACCTATAGTAAGCGAGAAAGTTCCAACTGAAAAAGTAAGTCATCAAATAATCAGGAATAGATTAAAAAAAATAGCAGAAATGTATGGAAATCCATACCTAAATCCTAAAAATATTTTTAGGAGTGGTATGATAGATTATATAAGAAGATATATGAAGAAATATGATATAAAATCTTTCAAAGATTTAAAGTATAGCGATATGGCAAACATTTTACGGAGATTTGGAATAGAGGCTACGACACAAAATGTTTATTTATATCGTACCAGATTGAGGGAATATGTTTAGAGGGGCAGTTCCCTCAAATACATAGTGTAAACGCTATTTTTTAGGTTTTTTAAATACACCCATATAAACACCGTTAATAATTATATCGTTAGCAGGGTGTACGATATCAGAATAAGCAGGGTTAGAAGAACGCAGGATAACCATATCAGAATTTTCAGGATGATATAAATGTTTTAAACAAGTTTCATTCCCATCAATTATAACAGTAACTATTTGTCCATTGTAATCCACATAATTTTGTACTCTTATAAGCACAACATCACCATCTTCTATGCCATCTCCTATCATGCTATTGCCTTCTGCTCTTAAAAGAAAATGTTCGTACCCGACACTCAACATTTCTTTTGGAAATGGCATATATCCTTGTAGATGCTCTTCGGCAAATAGGGGTTGTCCTGCACGAATATTACCTAAAATAGGTAATATAACCATTTCTACTTCTTTAACATTTGAAAAGTTGGGTGTTTCATTTTCAAAAAAATATTGTATTGGTACATTTAAAATTTTAGCAATTTTTTGTAATATATTTACATTTGGTTTTATTGTATTGTTTTCGTATTTATTCAGTGTAGAATGAGATATGCCCAAAAGTTGCGCTAATTGTTTTTGATTTAAACCTTTATTCATACGTGCTTTTCTAATTTTTTTACCAAGAGTCATTTTCAAAACTCCTTTCTATTTTAATAATATTATTATAATCAATTTCAAAAAAATATGCAAATTTTTTATTGACATTTCTTAATAAGAAATGTATAATAAAATTAAATTGTAATAATTTATTTTTAATCATAAAATATAAAAAATATAAATGGAGGTATGTAAATGAAAATAGAAAGTATTCAGCAAGTAAGATTAGAAAATGAATACATGAAGAGGTGGTATAGTATTTTATGTGATACCCCAGAGAGAGAAAAAGAGTTTATTGAAAATTTTTATGAGGAGGGCAAGTGGTTATTAGTACCCTTAGCAAAATATCGACTTTATCAAATTCAGCGAGGTAGGGGGCAAAATATAACAGCAGAAGAACTTGCAAAAACAAAAGAAAAGGACGAGCTTTTATACAAATTACAAGAAATATTTCTTTATCCTATTTATGAGTCAACTTTAAGACTAATAAAGAAAACATTTGATAATTACGAAGAGTTGTTAAGCTTACATAACAAATATATAGAGTATTCCGCAGAAAAATTAATTTTAGATTATAGAAATGAGCTTATATAGATTAAAAAGATAAATAGAGGGAAAACGAGGGAAGGGTATAAAAACAAAAATAGGAGGTTGATATTATTATGCATATAGCTTTAACAGGCTGGGCAGGGGCAGGGAAAACTACAGTTGCCCAGTATTTAGAGCAAAAATATGGTTATAAAAAAATTAGTTTTGCAGATGGGATTAAAGATATTGCAATGAGGTATTTCTTTATGAATGAGAAAGATAGAAGATTATTGCAGCAAATTGGAGAAAAAATGAGAGAAATAGATCCTGATGTATGGGTTAAATATACACTTCACAGAATAGAGTATATAGAGTTAGATTATCCAGTTGTAATTGACGACTTGAGACGCATGAATGAATTTGAAGGCTTGCAAAAGGAAGGGTTTGTGGTAATACGTATTGAAGCAGATGAAGATATAAGAATTGATAGGCTAATCAAAAGAGATGGTTTTTGTGATAGAACTTTACTTTATAATGAAAGTGAAAATGGGGTTGCGCATTTGGAATTCCCTACAATATATAATAATGGTACATTGGATGAATTATATGAGAATGTGGACAAAATGATGGTTGATTTATTAATCCCTAAATATTAAAAATATAATGATTTAAAAGAGATAATGTTATGTTATAATAGGACATCATGGGGTGGTATTTATGTATTATTTTCGATTGATTTTATTTTTTGTGTTACTGTTTTTGTTTGTAGTAACACCAATACATACTATTAATAAAAGTGAAATTTTATTGAAAAATAACGAAATTTACAAAGAAAAAATTGCAAAAATAAAAGAAAATAATAATGATAATACAGTTCAAACTCAAAAAAATGCAAGTTTAAATAATAATAACACCAAAAATGATAAAAAACAACAATATAAAGTAGTTATTATGGAGGTTACCGCATATACCTTAAATGAATGTGGTAAATCTCCTGATAATAAATATTATGGTATAACGGCAAGCGGAACAAGAGCAAGAGAATATCGTACTGTTGCAGCAAGCAGAAGTATACCTTTTGGTACAAGACTCAGAATACCAGCTTTTGAAGAATTTGTTGGGAAGAGTAATATTGAGTTTGTTGTTGAAGATAGAGGAGGGGCTATAACAGAGGGAAAGTTAGATATATATGTATCAGATGTTAATTTAGCTAAACAGTGGGGCAGGAGAAAGGTTGAAGTGATAATTTATGGGAGGGATTAGTAGAATGTTAGTAAAAATTGGGTTATTTTTTATTATAATTTTCTTCTTGGTGTGGGTATATGCTATTTTTTCTTTGAAAACAGGAAATCATAATAATAGAGATTGGAGATGATAATATGTGGTTAGCTTTGATAATAGTGTTATATGGTACAGTGTCTGCTTTGGTAGGGTTTATGCTATGCGCTTCATTCACAGCTGGTAAAATAAGCGAGTTAGAAGGGCAACTATATGAATTACAGCAAGAATTGGGTAGAACGAGCCGAGAAAGAATACAAAGAAAATGTTAAATTTTTTGGGAAAGAGTATACATCTGATGGAGAAGTTATGGCTGCCAGAGATGCATATAGGATTGTGAGTTGTGAATATAATTTATTGGGACGTATCTATGAAATGTATAAACAAATAAAAGAATCTGGGTGATAAAATGGATAAAGGTAAACTAGTTTTTACTTTTTATGGTGTTCTAACAGGTACAAAATATAAGATTTACCCAACAGAAGGTAGATATGAGATTATTTATGAAGAATTACCCAAAGAAATGGTCGAGGCAATGGTAAGTGGGCATATAGAACGATTGGGTGTGGCTTTTAGAACTTTTTATTATACTCTTATGTATAATTTAGGAGTTTTTGCAATGATAGATAAAATATCGAAGAAAATTAATGAAAAAGCGAGGCGATAAGGTGGTAATTACAGAAACACAATTTAAAACGATACAAACAAATAAAATACCTACTAAAATAAAACTTTTCACACATACTGATTTAGATGGAGTTGGGTGTGCTATATTAGCAAATATAGTAAGTGTGGTTAATAATATTGATGTAGAAATAGAATTTTGTGATTATAATAATATAAATAACAAAGTTAATGATTTTTTGAAGGTGATTAACAATTATGACAAAGTATTTATAACAGATATATCGGTAAATGAAGAGGTGACAGAAAAGCTTGATAAATATAATGATAAAGTGGTTTTATTAGATCATCACAAGACAGCAAACTTTTTAAATAAGTATAAGTGGGCGCATGTATATGAAACTTTAGTTATTGATTTAGAAATTGATGTGTATATAAAAGTATGTGGAGCGTATTTATTTTTAGATTATTTAATTGCTTCAGATTATCTAAAAAATTTTAAATTTTTAGATACTTTAACTGACTTTGTGGAAGTAATCCGAGAATATGATGTTTGGGAATGGATAGAAATTGATAATATTTTAGCAAAACAGTTGAATGATTTATTGTATATTTTAGGTAGAGAGAGATTTATTGAGGAATTCACTGAGCAACTGTTAAATGGGAAATTTGTAATAAATGACAAGTTAAATTTTTTATTGGAATTAGACCAAGAAAAGATTGATGATTATATAGAAAACAAAAATAAAAATTTGATTGTTAGAGATATAAAAGGATATAATGTTGGCATTGTATTTGCAGAAAGATACATATCAGAATTAGGAAGTAGATTAATGGAACTACATCCCGAATTAGATTTTGTTGTAATTATAAATATAGACAAGACAATTAGCTATAGGACAAACAAAAATAATATTGATTTAGGCGAATTTGCTAAAATATATGGTGGTGGGGGGCACCCACAAGCAGCAGGAAGTCCTGTAAGTGATGAGGTAAAGAATAAAATTATTGATATGTTGTTCGAGAAAAAATTTACAAAGGGTATTGACAAAATATAAATTTAGTGTTAAGATAAAATTACAGATAAAAATAATAAAAATTTTTCAAAAAAGGTATTGACAAAATAAAAATATGTGGTATAATTAAAATGTAAGGTAAAGATAAAGATACGTACAGCGACGTTTCTTAATAGAGATTGTGGGTCTCTAAGTATGTGTATCTTGTTTGAATAAACAGGAAAGGCGCATACAGCAAATGTTCTTGGGGGCAAGCCGATGCTTGCGTTTATGAGCGTCTTGATACAATGAAAGGCACTTACAGCAAATAGTACAAGGATAAGCCTGTTAAGCTTATGTCCTCAGTGCCTTGCTAACTTACGATAAAGTAACTCTAAAGTTAGTTTCGATACTAACAGCATAATAATAATGATTAAAAGTATCGAGGAGGGATATTATGAGTGAAAAATTTATAAAAGCATTAGAGAGAGAGAATAATTATACTACTACAGAAAATGGAGCAATAGCACTAAAAAGCACAAATAGTACTCTGTTGGATTTGTTCGGTGAAATAGGGGCTCTAAGGGGAAGGACGGAGAATGAAATAGAAGCAAAATTTATAAAAGCATTCGCAGAAGATAAATTATTGGCAACTAAAATGGCATTTTACGCAAGAGATATTAGAGGTGGTCTTGGTGAAAGAAGAGTGTTTAGAGTAATTTTAAAATACTTAGCTAATGTTCGTCCAGAAATAGTGATAAAAAACCTGTATAATATACCTTTTTATGGTAGATGGGATGACTTATATACCCTAATAGGTACCCCAGTAGAAAAAAGCATGTGGGAATTCATAAAAAGACAGTTGCAAGAAGACTTAGAAAGCATGGCTAATAATAAACCAGTAAGCTTGTTAGGGAAATGGTTAAAGTCAGTAAACACAAGCTCACAAGAATCAAGAGTATTAGGTAAATTAACCGCCAAAAATTTAGGATTAAGTGAAAAACAATATAGAAAAATATTGTCAGAGCTTAGGAAATATATAGATGTAGTAGAAAGAAAGATGACGGCTAACGAATGGGATAAAATAAATTACTCATCTGTTCCTTCAAGAGCTATGACGATATATAGAAATGCTTTCTATAGACATGACCCTAACAGATTTGATGAGTTTATTGAAAATGTTAAGCAGGGAAAAGAAAAAATAAATTCATCTACCTTATATCCTTACGATATATTAGAAAGAATGTGTGATGGAGGGTTTGATTTAGCATATATAAAGTATGACCCAGTATTAGAAGAACAATGGAAAGCACTACCGAACTATATAGATGGCGAACATAATGTATTGGTAATGGCAGACACTTCAGGTAGTATGATAGGTAGACCAATGGCAACATCGGTAGGATTAGCGATATACTTTGCTGAAAGGAATAAAGGTATATGGCGCAACAAATTTATGACGTTCTCTTCTGAACCTTCATTTGTAAAAATAAAAGGTGATACATTATATGAAAAATTGAAGTGTGTGCCAGAAATTGTAGGAAATACAAATTTAGAAGCTGCATTAAAATTAATTTTAGATACTGCTATTAAGCATAAATTAACACAAGAAGATATACCAAAATCATTAATCATTATATCAGATATGCAATTTGATGATGCTACTAAGGATTATGGTAAAATGACATTTTACGATACAATGAAAGAAATATATAACAGAGCAGGATATGAAATACCAAATATAGTATTTTGGCAAGTAGATAGTAGAAGAGATTCATTCCAAGTCACATCAGAATATAAAGGAGTACAATTAGCAAGTGGACAATCGCCAAGCGTATTTAAATCGATACTTAATACAATAGGGAAAACCCCACATGAAGCAATGTTAGAAATATTGAATAATCCAAGATATGATTATGTGGTAGTCTAAGTTGTAAAAGGCGCTTGCAGCAACTACTCGGGGGTTCTTGAAAAACCTTGCTGGGCGCCTTGTTTTTATCAAAAATAAGGAGGGGGATAACATGAAAGGGAGAGTAATTATTGATTTGAGTGATTTTAATGAACTTGTAACCAATAATGAGGAACTTAGCTGGATAATATCGGTTATATCGGGAGCAACATCAATAGTACCACAAGATAAAACATTTAAGTTTGTAGTTGACACAAATAAACTCAAAAAATTAATACAAAAATATGGATTATACTACAAATCTACAGAAGTAGATGATAACGAAAAATTAGAAGTAGAATTTGTATGATTGGAGTGGTTATATGATAACAAAAGAAATATTAGAAAAATTAAGGAAAGAACAATTTGAATATATGAGAGCTAAATATCCAATGGGTGATTTACCTAAATCTATGTTTATTGGTGGAAAATTTAATTTTAATAATTGGAATGGTGCAGATGACTTAATTAGATGTTATTTTTATGATGTTGAGATGTCTGATAAGTGGCAAATAGGGTATGAATTAAGAGATGGTTATTTGATTGTGAATTTATTTTATCATTGGGATCAAGCTTTTGCTATTGTAATTCATTATTGGCTTAATAATTCAGAAGAAATGTTTGAGGAAATACATGATATATACTATTTTTCATGGTATAAGCATCATGGACATACAGATATAGCTATTAAAAATGGGCATATCATGACGGAGGATGAATATATTGAATTGCTTAATTTGATAGAAAAAACTGGATATGAATTTTGGATAGGCAAATAAGGGGCGATGAAGAATGACAAAAATAGAAGAATATTTAACAATGAAGAAAAAGACAAAAAAATAGAAGAGATATTTGAGAAAGCAAAAAAGCTCTTGGATGAAGAAAATGCGTAAAAATTGGTGAATATAATTTAGAAGATGTAGAAAAAGTTTTAGGGAAATTATTTGAATGTTTGTATACTGAAGGTGTAAATTATTTTGTTATACCAGATTAAAAGGGAGGAGATTAATATGATTAAGAAAGTCGAAATTGAAAAAAGTAAAGAATATAATTTAGCTGGAGAACCAAGAGATATTATGTGGATTACTTTTGTTTGTGAAAATAATAGAAGGGTAAGTACTAGCTTGGATTTTGCGAATGCTTATCATTTATTAGATTGGAATGGGAATAATCCTGTAGAATTGTTGAGGGAAGTTTTGGAACTAAATAAGGAGTTGTATTTGTGGAGTAGTAGCAGGGCAGAATTAGAAAAATTATTAGAAGAAGTTGAACCTCATGAACTTGACATAAAATATGAGTGGTTAAAAAGAGAAGAACAAAAATTGTTAGAGCAGCTCAAAAAGATAAGAGACGAGATAGAAAATATTGAATTTATAAAAAGAGAGGGGATGTAATTGTGAGTTATAAACATTTACCAAGTCAATTATTTTTGAATGAACACGAAGAAATATTAGCTTCTTTTGAATGGATGAAAGATGTGTTAGATGAATTTAAAAAAGCAATAAAGATAAGATATAATGATAACACAGCATATGTTAAAATAAATAAGGGGTTAATTGAAGAATTATTAAAGAAAACAGATGTATTACAAGAAGTGCCAGATGATATAGATATTGTATTTGAGTGGGAAAGATAAAACAAAAGAAGAATAAATTGTGGTTTTGTCAAATAAAAATAATAAAAATTTATCAAAAAATATCTTGACAAACTAAGAAAATATGCTATAATATTTATCGAGGAGGTGATATGAGGCAGTAATAAAGTGGTAAACTTAAATGATAATAGTAAACAATATAAATAATGATTAAGGAGGAGATTGTACTGTGGCGGAACAAAGATTATATAAACATTTAGAAGAATTAGTTTATAATAATAATCCAACAATTATTTGTAATTGGGCTACAGGTTTAGGACGAACATATGGAGTTGCGCAAAAGATAATAAAAAATAGACTATCAAATGTTTTATATGTGAGTTTTGATTCAAAAATAGACCATTTAGCAAATAAAATATCTGTAATAGTTAAAGACAAAGATTTCCCAGATAGAGATAATGTTTTTCTACGAATATCTAAAGAATATATAATTATTAAATATCGAGACAATGAGCATACAAAAACCCAAATTTTTAATGCTGAAACATTGAGAAGCGGAGATTATGTTCCTGATTGTTTTGATTTAATAATCTTTGATGGGGTATTGCCTTTTAATATTGGTTATAAAGCAAAACAGATGGTATCAATGATTAGTGTTAATAATTATGATAAAAAATTGCAAAGATTGTACCCAATGGCTGATATTATCGAGTATGATTATAGATATGGTGTCGAACAAGGTATTTTAGATGAAAACACAATTAAAAAAATAGAAGATGAATCTTATTATTATGATAAGTTTGCTATTTTAGATAAACCTGAAAGCAAATTAATAAATAATAATTATAATGATAGATATCACGAAGTTGCTGATACTTATATAGTTACAGATCGAAACAAATTTTTGGTACAAACATTAGCAAAACTTTATACTGAATATGATGGAATTTTCCCAAGTGAAGGGACATTATCGTATAGATTGACTTTGTTAAATATGATTTTTCGAATTAAAAAAGCTTTGGAAAGTTAAGCTACAAATAATTCAATAAAAGAGTAGTTTTATTTAATAAGTGCAAATTATAATAATAATGGTATAGGAGGTGGTAGCGTGGTATTAACAAAACATCAAATAGAAACATTCTCTGTAGAAAAGACTACGCATCATGTACATGCAGAACCCAATGATTATTTTCTTGAAATATCAGACGAAAAAATACTTTCCTTAGTAAAAATTCGTATTAAAGATACTGAAACTTATGTAAAAAAAGATGACTTAAAGATAATTTTAAATAATCTATAAGGAGGTAATTTTTAGTGGGAATTAAAAAAGCAAGTGCAGTAAGGAAAAAGCCGTTAAAAATTTTATTGTTTGGAGATGCAGGCACAGGCAAAACTCATTTTTCGCTTCAAGCAACTCCTGGCAAGACATTAGTGTTTGACACTGAAAACGGTACGGATTTATTTGAAGGCAGGAAGGGATTTGAGTTTGATTACTGGGTAGACGATGAAGGAATGAAAACTGCAAGCATTAAAGAGCTTAATAAAGCTATCGATTATTTAGAGACACCAGAAGGGCGTGAACAGTATGAAACATTTGTGGTAGATAATATATCGGATATTTGGGATAATATTCAAGCACAGAGGTTGGAATACAAAGATAATTTAGCGATAAAAAGAGGTAAAGCAATAGAGGATAGAAACGAAACAGAGATTGAAGCATTCAATATGAAAGATTGGGCAGACATGAAGAAAATTTATAAAAATATGATGTTAAGATTAAAAAATTTACCACAGAATATTATATTAATAGCAAGAGAAAAAGAAATATCAGAGACTAAACCAGATGGTAGCGTGGTTAAAACTGGTGAATACATATTTGATGCAGAAAAAGGGACAAAGTATGCTGTAGATTTTATAATTAGGTTAGTTTTTGACGAAAAAACCAACAAAAGATATGCAGTTATAATAAAAAGCAGAAGTGATGTATTAAAGAAAAATGAAGTGGTAGAAAATCCAACATTTGCCCTATTTGACAAGGTTGTTAATTCAATGAAAGATGGGGTAGAAGCTGATAGGTTAAGCACTAAAGAAGAAAACATTTTTGACGAAGAGGAAGAACTAAAAGATATTCTGCAAGAAATTCATGAATTAGCAACTACTATAGCAAAAGTAAATAGAGAGACTGTAATAGAAGCCATTAAAAAACATCACAGCAGCGCTAACTATAACAGCATTAAAGACATAGAAGTAGCAAGAAAAGTTTTAGAAGAATTGCAAAGTATTAATATTTAGGAGGTAATTTTATTGAGTATAAGAAATCATGTAGTTTTGATAGGACGTACAACTAAAGAACCAATTTTAAAAAAATTGCCCTCTGGAACATCAGTTATAAATTTTACATTGGCAGTTAGTAGCAACAGAAAAGATGATAAAGGTAATTATCTTACTGATTTTATACCTGTTGTAGCTTGGGGTAAAACAGCTGAATTTATAGATAAATATGTCTCCAAAGGAACTAAAATAGTTGTTATGGGGAGTTTACAAACAAGAAGTTGGGTTGACCAATCGGGAGCCAAGCATTTTGCAATGGAGGTTTTAGCTGACAATATAGAGTTTGCAGATGGAAAAAAGGATAATAATCCTAAGAATAATGTAAATAATAATGATTTTGGTGATTATCCTTTTACTTCTGATGGAGAGGATTTGCCATTTTAAGATTAGGATAGGGGGTAATACCCCTATCTCAAAATAAAAATTTAAGGAGGAGGAATAATGGTTATTAAAGATGATTCATTAGAAAAAGAGTTAATGCAAGAAGTGCGGAAAATTATACTCGAATCATTGAAGGACTCTTATGTTATAGAATACACACAAGGCAATATAAGAAGTTTAGAAGAAGTTTTTGAAATAAAACAAAAGCAGGTAAAAGAATTACAAGGATTAGTGCGTAAGCTGACTGATGAAAACAATAAACTTATGCAGCAAATTAAGGAGTTGCGAGAAAAAATCGATGCATATAAAAATATTATAAGAATTCTTATAGGAAATGATAATTGAAAGGAGAAGTATTGATGAGCAAGGGAATAAAACTAAAAAATGCATGGGGATTGATTGATGAATTAGCTGATGAGTTCACACAAAGAAAATTTGAGTTAGACGATATTTTATATGATATTTCTGTTAAAATTTTTGAGTATAGAATAAACAATGATTTAACTGTAGAACAGCTTGCTGAAAAGTTAGGAATTACTCCAGAGCAAATAAAAGATTTAGAAAGTGGATTATATGATTTTAGCATTAGTGAGTTGTGGTGGATAGCTAAAAAACTTAGGTGGAACTTAGAAATAAAGTTTTTAGATAGTTGGATAGAGCTGTAATTTTTGGAGGGGTAGTGATGTTAAATCTAATACAAGCAATAAAAGAAATACAAGAAAAGATAGATAAATTGATTGACGAAAAAGAAGAAAAAATTAAAGAAATTACCCAAAAATATGAAGAAGAAATACAGAAATATAATAATGCTTTATCAATTATTCGAGAATTAAATGAGGCTTGTGAATATTGCGAAGGGGTAGGGAAGGTTTATGTAAAAGATGATTCTTCAGATCCTTATAATCGAGCTGAGTTAATGGATTGTCCAGTTTGTTTGGGGACAGGTAAAAAGTCACTAAAAATAATGGAGGAATAAATATGGACAAAAGTCAATTAAGGAGGATTTTATATCAGAAAGGTTGTACTACTGATGAAGTAGAATCAATAATAAAATCAGTGTTACCTGAAGCAATATTAATGCAAGTAGAATTTGTAACTGGTATTGTGTGGCAATGTTCAAATTGTCATAGAACTTTTGTGTTATCTAATCCACAATTGGAGGGTTATAATTATTGCCCTGTTTGTGGTGCACGGTTTGTAGAATATGCCTACTTGGAGGATGAGTAATGATGCGTGAAATAAAATTCCGTGTACGGGATAAAAAAAATAAAAAGATGTATTGTGGGTTTGAACTGGACGACAAATATGAATTCGACAGACCCAATTTGATAGACTTTAATGGAGAACTATATGCATCAGGTAATATTGGAGATGGTTTTGGAAGTCAATATATAAATTATTGCAATCAGGAAGATTTTGTGCTGATGCAATACACAGGATTAAAAGACAAAAACGGAAAAGAAATTTATGAAGGTGATATTGTACGAGTTATTACAGATAAGAAGGGTGTAATTGGGGAAGTTGTTTATATCCCAGAAGAAACCGCTTTTTGTGTGAAAGCCAAAGGGTTTGAAACATTCCCTTTAGGATTGTTAAGTAATTTTTTTGAGATTGAGGTATTAGGTAATATTTATGAAAATCCAGAGTTATTGGAGGAGGGAGGAGGTATTCTATGCAAAACAAATTGCCATATGATACATCAGCCGAAGCAGGTATAATAGCAACACTTTTGCAACATCCTGATTTTATTTTACATAGTGATTATTTGTCTGCATCGCATTTTTACCATAAAGACAATGGGGCCTTTTATTGGGCTATTCAGGAATTATACAAAAGTGGTGTAACTAAGATAGACTCGTTTAATTTACTTACACAGATTAATAGTCATAATGGAATTAAAAATTTAATAAGCAGGTATAATATTGAGTCAATAGATGACTATATAGAAAAATCAAAAAATATTGCGAGACATACAGTAGAAGAATATAAAAAATTAGTAGAAATAGTTGTAGCATTAGCTTTTAAAAGAGAACTCCATAAAAAGTTAATGGAAATTGATGATGTGTGTTTAGATGAAAATAATAATGATATTGCAAAATTAAGTAATTTTGCATACAATTCTTTAGATGAAGTTATTACTCAATTTATTACTGCGGAAACAATTGTGCTTTTTGGTGATATAGTAGATGAATTATGGAAAGAAATTGTAGAAAGGAGAAATCCTAACGGTATGTATGGAATACCATCGAAATATTCATCAATAAATAAGTATTTTACTTATGAGCCTGGTGAATTAGCTTTATTCCAAGCAAGAATGAAGCGTGGCAAGTCTGCGTTTATGATGAATGAAGCTATACATAAATTACAAAATGGAATACCAGTTGCTTATTTTGATACTGAAATGCAGTCGAGATTATTTTTTGAGAGAATGTTAGCTTATCTTACTAAAATCCCAGTGCAAAAAATTAAATCAGGCAATTATACTACAAGTGAGGAGCAACAAATAGAAGAAGCTAAAAAATGGTTAAAGAAACAAAAATTTGTACATATATATAACCCTGAATGGACAAATGATAAAATTCTTATTACTGCAAAAATTCTTAAACATAAAATCAATTTAGGATTTTTGGTATTTGATTATATAAAAAGCAACACTAAATCTTCAAGTGAACAATATAATGAATTAGGGGCAAAAGCTGATTTTTTAAAAAATAATGTAGCAGGCGCTCTTAATATTCCTGTGTTAGCGGGAGCACAACTAAACAGACAAGGACAAACAGCAGATAGTGATAAATTAGAAAGATATTGTAGTGTAAGTATAATTTGGCGAGAAAAAACAAAAGATGAAATACTTACAGATGGAGAAAATTGTGGCAACTATGCCTTAAACGTAAAATTAAATAGATTAGGTGAACAAATGCAAGAAGATGACTACATAGATTTCAGGTTTGATGGTAGTATAATGACTATCGAGGAGGCAGAGCAACATTCTAAAGAATTGCCTTTCAACTGATTGGGGTGAGGCATTTGCAAGAGATTGTGAGGCTAATCAAAGAAAGGTTGTTTAATAATCCTATTTTGATTAAAGGTATTTTAGAAAAATTAGGTTTTCATAAAATAAGAGAATTAAATAACGAAATAAGAGCAGCTTTACCTGATGGTAATAATTGGACAAGTACAGTAGTGAAACTTAATGAAAATCTTTCAACATATATATATTCAAGAAATGACTATGATGGGGCAGATATTATATCATTAGTGCAATACATAAAAAAAATGAATTTTTGTCAAGCTATTGAATGGTTATGTTTAGAATTAGGTATAGATTATAATAATAATGATATTGAAATAAAGCTTGAAAGTAGTTCATACAAGATTTTTAAAATGTTTGAAAAGAGGGGAGGTGAAAATATTATCCATGAAATATTAGACGAAGAAATATTAAAACAATATGAAGATAGGGTTATACAAGAATGGCTTGATGAAGGTATTTCTGAAGAAACACAGCGTAAATTTGAGGTTAAATTTGACTCTAAAACTAATAGAATAGTGTTCCCTATTAGGGATGAAAATGGTAATCTAATTAATATTAAAGGAAGAACTTGTTTCAGTAATTATAAGGAATTAGGTATACCTAAGTATATTTATTATTATAAGTTGGGTACTAATGATATATTGTATGGGTTGTATCAAAACAGAAATAGTATTCAAGATACATTAATAATTGTAGAAGGCGAAAAATCCGTTATGAAATTTGATAGTTTAGGAATCAACAATGTAGTAGCAGTTGGTACGCATACTATTAACAAATACCAATTAGATAAAATTTTAGCTTTAAAATGCAGAGAAGTAGTTATTGCGTTTGATAAGGATGTACAATATAAAGAATTAATTGAAGAAGCTAAAAAGCTTAATAGGTACGTTAACGTAAGTATTATATATGATACTAATAATTATTTAAATGAAAAAGATGCGCCAATCGATCAAGGAATTTTAGTATGGGAAGAATTGTTTGAGAGGAGAGTTAGAATTGGAAATTAAAGAAAAAATAGAACAAATGTGTTGGAGTTATTCTAGGTTAAATGCATATCATACTTGTCCTTATATGTTTTATCTTCAATACATAAAAGAATATCAAGGAATCCCATCGGCATTTGGCTTATTTGGAAGTTTTGTGCATTCAATTTTAGAAAAATATTTTAAAGGTGAATTACTTGTTTTTGAATTAAGTGAATATTACAAAGAAAACTTTGATAAAGAAGTATATGTAGACTTTCCTCCTAATGCTTATGTAGATTTACGCCAGCGATATTTTGAAACTGGGTTGGATTTCTTTAATAATTTTAATGGATATGAGAACTTAAAAATTCTTGAGGTAGAACCTGAAGTCAACTTTAAAATAGCTAAATATTGTATGCGTGGGTTTATTGATTTATTAGCACGAGACCAAGATAATAACTTGATAATTATCGATCATAAAACGAGGTCAGAATTTAAATCAAGGAAGGAATTAGATGAATATTTAAGACAATTGTATTTGTATAGCATACCAATTGTTGAAAAATATAAAGAATACCCTAAAGAACTAATTCTTAACATGATAAAAGAAAAAAGAGATATAAAAGTAGAATATAATACTAAAAAATTAGAAGAGGCTAAAATGTGGGTAATTCATACAATTGATACGATAAAAAATGATAATGAATTTAAAGCCAAACCATCTCAGTTTTTCTGTGATTACATATGTAGTGTTAGAGAGTATTGCCCTAATAGCAATAAGTATTTGGGGATAGCTTAGGGGGTATTTGAAATGTTCGTGAGTTTGCATAATCACTCTATGTATTCTTTATTAGATGCTATTTCAAAACCAGACGAAATAATAGAAAAAGTTAAACAATTAGGGCAAAATGCATTTGCTATTACAGATCATGGAGTGGTTTATGGTGCAGTAGAATTTTATAAGTTAGCTAAAGAAAATGGACTCAAGTTTATTTATGGTGCTGAAATGTATATTTGTGATGATATTAATATAAGAGATAAAAATAATAAATATTATCATCTTGTTGTGTTAGCAAAAAATGAAACGGGAAGGATAAACTTAAATAAGCTAATAAGCGCAAGCAATTTAAAGGGGAAGTACTACAAACCACGTATTGATTTTAATATTCTCAAACAACATAAAGAAGGATTAATAGTTTTAAGTGCTTGTATGGCGGGGGAAATACAAAGAGCAATACAAGATAGTGATATAGTTTTAGCTAAAAAGATAGCATTAAAATATAAAAATGAATTCGGGAACGATTATTACTTAGAAATTCAAAGTCATCGAGACCCCGAACAACAAAGACTCAATAGAATTGTAGTTGATATAGCTAAAGAATTAGGTATACCTTATGTAGTTACTACTGATAGTCATTATGTTAATAAAGAAGACCAAGAATACCATAGTATATTTGTGTCAATAGGACGAGAAAGAGAACCAGGAGAAACATACAATGATTGTTATTGGCAGTCAGAGGAAGAAATATATAAAATTAATTTAGGAACACTCACAGAAGAAGAAATAGAAGTAGCAATAGAAAATACAGTTAAAATAGCTGAACAGTGTAATGTAGATATGCCTTTATCACCTCCAATTATACCGCATGTGCAAATACCAAAAGAATTCAACTCTGAAATGGAATATTTAAAATATTTGTGTAAAAAAGGATGGGAAAAACGTGGTATAAGCAAACTACCAAATGTGAAAGAGTATAAAGAAAGGTTGCTTTACGAATTAGATGCTGTCGAAAAAATGGATTTTGCAGGATATTTCTTACTTGTGAGAAGTTATACAAATCAACTCAAGAGAAAAGGAATAGCAAGAGGCAGCAGTGGTGGTTCACTAATAGCATATTTGTTGGGTATCGTTGATATTGACCCTATAAAATATGGTTTATATTTTGAAAGATTTATTGATACTTCTATATTACAAAAGATAGAAGAAGGTACTCTTAAACCAGAAGAATTAAAAGTACCTGATATAGATGTTGATATGAGCCCAGCAGAAAGAGAAGAAGTTTTACGATTTATTATAAATACATACGGGCAAGAAAATGTGGTAAATATAGGAACATTCCAATATTTGAGGGCTAAAAACGCCATTAAAGATATTGGTAGAGTTTTAGGAATACCTTTTGAAATTACGAATAAAATTACTAAAAACCTTGATAAAGAGACTATAGAAGAAGCTCTTGAGATGGGGTTATTAGACGAATACAAAGAGCAATATGGTGAACTATTTAAATATGCGCAAAAATTAGCGGGGCTACCAAAAGCTTTATCTGTACATGCAAGTGGGAAAATTATTACTACCAAACCAGTAAACCATTATTTCCCTGTAACAACAAATGATGATGGTGAGGTAATAATACAATGTGATATGCATTCAGCAGAGGCATTAGGGTTAGTTAAAATTGATTTATTAGGGTTGCGTACTTTAGATGTAATATATGATGTTTTAGAGATGATAGGTAAAGATTATTCCTATATTGACCCACACAAGATTAATTTAGAAGATGATAATGTATTTAAGTTATTTAGAGATGGTAGAACTAATGGAGTGTTTCAGTTTGAATCCAACGGAATGAAAGATGTATTAAAGAGAATGCAGGTATCAAGCTTAGATGATTTAGGTGTTGCTAATGCACTTTTTAGACCAGGAGCAAAGAAATATATTGACAACTATATCAACAGAAAATTTGGAGTAGAAAAATTTGAGTACTTACACCCTGACTTAGAACCAATTTTAAAAAATACGTATGGTATTATAGTATTCCAAGAACAATTAATTGAAATAGGCAGATTAGCAGGATTGAGAAACCCAGACCTTTTAAGGAAGGCAACTGCTAAAAAAATACCAGAACTAATGGAGGTAATTGAACCCGAACTTAAAGAAGGGCTCAAGAAAAGAGGATGGACTCAAGAACAAGTTGACAAATTGTGGGATGATATAATTGACTTTGCACACTATTCATTTAATAAAGCTCATTCTTTTGCTTATGCTTTAACTGCTTACATTACAGCTTTCTTAAAGGTATATCACCCTAAAGAATTTATGTGTGCTCTATTGAATTCCTATGAAGGCAAAATAGATAAAATTGCTGAATCTTTAGAAGAATTAAGAAGGATGGAAATTCAAGTAGAAAAGTTTGATTATAAAAACTGTTATTCTTTATGTGAAATTAAAAATGGTAAATTTTATTATGGAGTTGGGTTAATTAAACATTGTAATAGAGATATAGCTACTGAATTAAGAAAACTTAATAAACATTATGATAGTTTTATAGATTTGTTAGTTGATATAGTTAATGAAACATCAATTAATTCAAAACAAATGGAAACATTAATAGTATTAAATTTCTTTAGTGAGTTTGGTAACAATAAAAAGTTACTAACGTTATGGAAAGAGTTTAAAGAAGGCAAAAACAAGTATAGTAAAAACTATGCTGAAAAAACCAAGGTTAAACGTGTGGAAGCATTAAAGAAAATAGAAAAAGAAATACTAAATGAGAAAATTTCCCTACATGAACAAATAATGTATGAGTACGAGTTTTTAGGTTATCCTATTTCAACTTATGATGTGCCCAAACAATACTCTATAGTGCTTGAATTAGACAAAAAATATACTCCTAAAGTATTATTATACAATTTAAACACAGGTAAAACTGCTACAGTAAAAGTATCTCAAAAGTTATTCAATCGCAATAAATTTAAGGTAGGTGATGTATTATATATTACAAAATTTATTAAAAAACCTCAGGTCAAATATGAAGATGGGCAATACATAGAAGTAAGGGGGGAATTTGATTGGTGGATTGAAAAATATGAGATAAAATCATTTTAAGGGGGTAAAAGTGTGAGTAAGAAGTTGTGGAAATTATTATGGGGTATTTTAGTTGTATTAACTTTATATAATATGGTTGGTGTTGTTTTAGATATTGTATCAATCAGTAAGTTTGCTTATGAATTGGCATTAGCTTTATTGTTTATTTTTGAGGTGTTAATGTTTAATGCTGAAATTAAAATAAAATAAATTTGGGAGGATGATTTGTATGAAAAAATTCCAGACTATTGAAGAACTAAATGAATACATCAAAAAAGAGTATGCTTGTGAGAATATTGAAGATCTACTGAAAGACTATGAGAGAGTATTGGATATTTTAAGTAAAATAGCATATTTGGCTAACCAGTTGATAAAACAAATTATATTGTTAAATTAATAGATAAAAAACTTGCAAAACAAATAATAATAGAAAATCATTATTCTCACAAGTGGACATCATGTAAATATGCACTTGGCTTATATGATAATAATATTTTGTTGGGAGTTGCAATTTATGGATTCCCAGTAGGACGACAAGTAGTTAAATCAATATCGCCAATCTTAGAAAACAAAAATGTTTTAGAGTTAACAAGATTTTGGGTAAGTGATTTAGCGGAATACAATACTGAAAGTTACTTTTTGAGTTAAACTTTTAAATGGTTAAGAAATAATGATAAAGATGTTTGGGTGTTAATTGCATATTCTGATCCTATGTACGGTCATGTTGGTTATATTTATCAAGCTACTAATTGGTTGTATCAAGGGAATAGTACAATGTTGGTAAAGGGTTATTTGCATTATGTTAATGGAGAGTGGTTACATCCAAGAACTTGTGTGGCAAGATATGGGACTATTAAATCCCATGAATTATTAAAAATAGATCCTAATTATAAAAGACGAGAAATGCCAAAAAAACATAGATATATTTATATTCTGAATAAAAAGTATAAGAAATTAATTTTAAATACTTTAAAACATCCAATATTGCCCTATCCTAAAAATAATAATGATAATGGAGGTATATAATTTGAGTAGTACTAATAGAAGTCAAGCAAGAGATTTTCACATTTCCGATTATTATGTTACTCCCACATCAGAGATAGTAAAATTTTTGTATGAATTTTTGCAAATAGAGAGTATAGAGATAGAATATAGAAAAAATATAAAAGTATTAGATCCAGCAGCAGGGGGAGATAAAATACATAAAATGAGCTATCCAGAAGCTTTAAAAAAGTTTGGGTTTGAAAACATAGACACTATAGATATTAGACAAGATTCGCTTGCACAATATAAACAGGATTACTTGATGACTAATTGTAAAAACAAATATGATATGATAATAACTAATCCTCCTTTCAGTCTTGCTCTAAATTTTATACAAAAAGCATTAGATGATGTAAAAGATGATGGATGGGTAATAATGTTACTACGTTTGAACTTTTTCGGTGGTAAACAACGCTTTGGGTTCTGGCAACATAATATGCCTAAGTATTGTTTTGTACATCATAAACGTATGAGTTTCACAGATGATGGCAAGACAGATTCTATTGAATATTGTCATATGGTGTGGCAAAAAGGATATAAATCTGAGTTCACGAAGTTGATGGTAATATAATAATGATTTAAATAAAATTGGTCTTTTATTAAAATCATACATTATAATAATAAGGAGACGTGATTATATGTTAGAATTGAATAAGATTTACAATATGGATTGTTTAGAAGGTCTTGATTTATTAGATAATGAGTCAGTTGACCTCATAGTAACAAGTCCTCCTTATTACAATGCCAACAAAAAATACCAGCGTGGTAGTGGAATTCATTACACAATGGATATTGGTGAACCGCTTTATGTTGTTGAAGATATATTTCAAAAAAGTTATCGAATTTTAAAAAATGATGGTTTTTTGTGTATTAATTTAGGATTTTCATATGGTGAAACAGGTGTATTAAGACCATTTTATATTTTACAGCGAGCCATAAAATTAAAGTGGTTTGTTATTGATACAATTATTTGGGTTAAAACAAATCTAATTCCTATTAAAAATAGATTAACTAATGCATTTGAGTATATTTTTGTTTTAGCCAAACATCCACATACTGAGTATCCTTCTAAACCTACTTATGTAAAAAATGTTATCGAGACTTCTATATCTAAACCAAAAGATGCTTATTTTCACAATGCAGTTTTTCCTTTAGAAATCCCTAAATTTTGTATTGAAATTTTTACTAAAAAAGGTGATATTGTTTTAGATCCTTTTATGGGTAGTGGAACAACAGCAATAGCAGCTTTAGAGTTAGGGAGAAAATTTATAGGATTCGAGATAAATCCTGAATATGTCGAGTTGGCTAATCAAAGAATTAAGAATTATTTTAATGAAACAGGGAGCAAATCAAAATGATAATTGAAAGAAAATGGGCTATGCCTAATAAAATCTAACTTTTATTAGGTGGGATTATGGGCCTTATGCCCAAGCGATTAAGAGTGAATTAAATGACCTTATATTTTACGGTTTAGTAAAGAGGGAAACAGTTTGCTACCATGATGGAAGAAAAGTATATTTACATAAACCTAGTGATACAAATATAGCAATCAAATTTCCATTGGATGCCAATAAAAGGTATATAGCAGATAGAATTATTTTAGAGTTGAGTTATAAATCGTATGAAGATATGATAAAGATAGTATATTCCACTCCTCCAATGGAAAAAATCCTTAAAGAAGAAGAAAGTACTGGATCAAAATTATATGGGAGGAGGTTGAATATGAAAGAGGCTGAGAAAATCTACAGTCCAACTAAAGAAAGATTAATAGCTGCTAGAAAAAGAAGACTGGAGAGAAAAAGCAAAGGTTCTGATAAAGAATATCTAGAATGTATTATTAAGGAATATACAGCATTAGAGCCCTTACGAAGGGAGGCATCAAAGGTTGGCATCTACAAATTATAGTTCCCCACAGTTTCTCAGTAAAGATGATTTAATAGATGAGCGAACATTTAATTTTGGGGAGATATGGAAAATTAGAGATTGTCTTATTTCTATTCCAGATGCAGATAGAATAAATAGTAGAAATGAACATTATTATGTGATAAAATTTAAAGGTGGGCATTCAGAAAAAATACCCACCCCAACTATTGACAAAGAGCCTATTTAATAATGGCTTTGCTTATATCGGCTTTTATATGGTTTATTATTAAAAAACAAGATTAAAATAAAACTGGAGTTTTAGTGATATATAAATAATTCACAGGGGGAATATTGATGTATAAGTATCCGCTTGGATTAACACAACAGTTTAGGTTTTGTGGAAATCCATTTAGAATAGATACATACAAAGGTTGTGATTTTGGATGTTTGTATTGTTATGCAAATACCAGAAAGGGTAATTATAAAAATACATTTGATATAGCGGATTTTAATGTGATAGAAAGTATGTTTAAAAAAGCGTTTGAATCTGATAGAGAATATTCTAATATTAATATTGAATTATTGAGGCATAAAGTTCCCCTACATTTAGGGGGAATGTCTGACCCTTTTCAAAGAAGAGAATGGAAATACGGACTTACTTATAAATTATTAGAGTTAAGTAATAAATATAAATATCCTATAATTATTTCTACTAAAATTGCTAATTTACCTCAAAAATATTGGGATATATTAAATCCAGAAATTCATGCTTTTCAAATTAGCTTAATGGGATACAATGAGAATTTTGTTAGAAAATATGAAATAAATACCCCAACACCCCAAGAAAGAATTGAATTCATAAAATTGTTAAAATCAAAAGGATTTTGGGTAGGACTAAGAATACAACCTTTAATTGATATTGATGAAGCTATATTATTAATCAAAAATGTTGAGCAATACAATATTAACTATATCACTATTGAACATCTGAAAATTCCAGTTGATAATAAATCAACAAGGAAACTATTTGATGATGTTTTTAAAAAATATAATTTTTATAAACCTAAACAAGGTAGAGCATATGAAATACCAAGAAATATAAAGATAGAAAATATAAATAAAATTAAATCAATTACAAATATACCAATAGGTGTTGGCGATAATGATTTACATGAGCTTACTGATACAAGAAACTGTTGTGGAATTGACACAATTAATAAAAACTTTAATAATTGGCTTAAATATAATTATACTTATTTTGCTACAGCTAAAGGGACAGAAAATAAAAAAAATATATGGTATCCACAAAACAATTGTAGGTTTGTTTTGAATAGTGCTGACAGAGGAAGTAAAGATTTTAAAACAGTAAAGGATTATGTAGATTATTATTGTGAAACTTTTCAATATAGTGTTTTTAAAAGCAACCAAAATAATTCTCAATAATTACACATAAAAATAATAATGATTTACAAAAAATAAGGAGGTAATTTGCATGACAGCAAATGAATATATGGAGAAATTATATTATGCTTTGCTTAAATACTTCGATAATGCAAATAAACCAGTTATATCTCCACGTGGGGGATTACTAGAAACAAAGAATGTATACGAGGGCAAAGAAGGATGTTTGAGATTAGCAAGAGAATTTGGATATGGATTAAAAGATTACCCCGAAAAGGAAAGATTGGATGCAGCACAATCAAGTTATAGTTATTTATGTGTGCGAATATATAATTTTAAACCTCCTGTTTCTGCTAAAGAATGGATTCAAGAAATAATGAAAACATGGGAAGATAAATAACACATAAAAATAATAAAAATTTTTAAAAAAAACTCTTGACAAAGAAAAAATGTGTGGTATAATATAAAATGTAAGCGTGAGGTGAATACAATGGATACGAGTTAAAAAATTTATTTTAAACGTACATAATAATAATAATAAGGGGTATGGTAAATGGCAAAAAGAAAAAAAGAAAAAAGAACTATTATTAAAACACTAAAACTTGAATTGGTAGATGTTCTAAATTATCAACCACCTATTTCAACAGATGAAAAAGAATATACAAAAAAAGAAAAAGAAAGAATGCTTAAAAAAGAACTTAGAGATTTACAAAAAAGAATAGCGCAAACTAGCAATTATATTATGCGTGAATATTTTTTATGGGAATTGCGAAAAAATGCAGCTTCTAAAAATGGCATTGTGCTTAATGAAAAAGAAGAATTGGGTACCACACTTCAAAACAAAGGGTATAGAATCGCAGCTGAAACTTTGAAAGGATTGAATACAAGTAATATATCTGCTTTAACATCGTGGTTATGGGAAAATTGGAAGAAAGCCCGAAAAAGAGTATTGAATGGTAGTATAAGCTTGCCATCTTATGGTAATAAACAACCAATACATATTAATGGTAAAAATTATAAAATAATAGCATATAAAAATAATAATGAGTATATAATAGAAATAACATTTTTAAGTCCTTCTGAAAAAAGAAATCGCACATTAAAATTTGTTACTGCAAAACAAGACAAATATCATCAAGATATTATGAACAAAATATTAAATGGCGAATACAGACAAGGCTCAGCACAACTTATTTTAGAAGATAATCCTAATAAAAATTTAAGTGCACAAAAAATATTTTTTCATTTTAATTATGAATTTATACCAAAACAAAAAGAAGAAATATCTGACAGAATTTTAGGAATTGATTTAGGGCTGAAAAATGTGATAGCGATGCAAGTTTATGATCCACAACATCAACAATTTATAAGTCTTGATAATAATGAGTGCGTGATAGATGGTTTAGAACTAGTTATTTACAGAAATAAAATAGAAGCTTTAAGAAATAAGATAAGTAAAGCAACAAAATGGAAGGGGAAAGGTAATGTAGGTCATGGTTACAAAAAAAGAAATAAAAATGTATTAAATATACGCAAGAAAATTTCTAACTTTAGAAAAACTTATAACTATAAATTAGCTAAATATATAATTGATTTTGCATTAAAGTATCAATGTAAATATATTAAAATGGAAAAATTAACAAGACATGGGTTTAGTGATACATTACTTCAAAATTGGACATTTAATGATTTGCAAAACAAGATAAAAAATAAAGCTAAAGAAAATGGAATTGAGGTTTTATTTGTTGAACCGCAGTATACTTCTCAACAATGCAGCAAATGTGGATATATAGATAAGGAAAACAGGGAAACAAGGGATAATTTTAAATGTAAGAAGTGCGGTTTTGAAATAGATGCTGATATAAATGCAGCACGAAATATAGCACTTTCGGAAAAAATTATTAAAGAAGATGATGATGATGAATAAATAGTACCTTGAAAATAAAATACGAGGTGTTTCCACACCTCAAGCCGAGTTCGCCATTCTCGGCAATCCCTCATAGTAATAAAACAAAATGGCTGTCGTCGATCCCTAAAGGGTTTTGCATTATTGTACATCGACGACAAAAAAGAGGATACATAACCTCGGAAATACAAGAAATATCGGTGTTTCAAAACGGGTTTTAATATAACATATGAGGGAATGGAATATAAAGGATATACTAATATATCTAATTCATTTATTTGTTTTAATATAACATATGAGGGAATGGAATCTGCTTTTCTGACTCTACCTATCATGTTTTCAATCCCTCGTTTTAATATAACATATGAGGGAATGGAATGATGGTAGCAGGGTAAAATATAGAAACCTTGAAAGAGTTTTAATATAACATATGAGGGAATGGAATAGGGAGGTGTTCTCTTGATAAAAATAGATAATATCACTATTACCAACCTTGAAAATGCTGTACGTGGAATGAGAAACCCACTTGAAAGCTGGCATAAATCTGACAGCTACTATTGTGATGGCAACTGCGAACAATGCAGATTGTATGAACAACTTTGCTGGGCATTAGGTGATAAACCTTACATTTTAGGTAATAACGACCACAAGTTAGCTATGACTCTTATAAGAGCAGGCACAGACCACGCAAAGTTTTTAAGACAAATATTTGTGAGTATGGACATTACAGCCCCATTGTACTGGTGGAAAGAAATGGATACATATAAAATTGGGACAACAACAAATTCCACTTCAACAATGCATAAACTGGGAACAAGATTACTTAAAGAAGAAGACTTTAGTTGGGACAATGAAGAAGGCGAATTTGAGGATTCTACTTTCAGGCAAAATTATTTACTTGAGCTTAATAGAATGATTTATAAATATCAAGAATATAAAGCAAAAGGTGAACATGAAAAAGCAAAAAATTTATGGAGAAAAATTGTGCAAGACTTACCCTCGTCATACAATCAAATGCGCACATGGACAGGCAATTATGCAGTGTTGAGAAATATATATCATGCACGCAAAAATCATAAACTCAAAGAATGGAGAGATTTTTGTAAGTTTTTAGAAGAATTACCTTATGCAGAATTTATAATAGGAAAGTGAGGGTAATATAAATGTATGATGTGTTTAATTTATATAGTCTATATAAAGGATTGAAGGATTATTTAGAAGAAGAAATTCTAAAGTATGAAAGTTATATTAAGTACTACAGAGAAAAAATAAAAGAAACACCGTCTGATTCTCCAGAATATGATGAAACAATAGTCAATTTTTGGGAAATGAAGGGAATATACAAAGGATTTAAAAATATACTGGGTTTCTTAGAAGAGCTTGAAAAAGAATATTTAAAAAATTAGGTGATTAATTATGTCAAATAAAATTTTAGTTGAATATAATAATAATAATGATGTTGTTATTGAAATTGGCAGAAAAATAAAACTCAATCTTACTTTACAAGAAGCATATCAACTTTGTAATGAATTAGAAAAACTGTTATATGACGAAAAATCTTACTCCGAATTAGAGGATGAGGTATTAGGATTGGAATTGCGAATTAGAGAACTTGAAGACCAATTAAGCAACTATGAAGAATTGTTAGACACATACAACTATTATCACAACTGGTAATTATATGTGCTTTTTAAGGGGGGTGAGATATGGAGTAGCAATTGGGTTTATACACAAAAACTAATATAGCAATTATAGGAGGTAGGTTTTAGTGCAAATCAAAAAAAGAAATGGTAAATTAGTAGAATTTGATGAGTTAAAAATAATTAGGGCAATTGAAAAAGCAATGGCAGAAACAAAAGATGGAGTGGATAGATACGTGAGTATGTCTATCGCTAAAAAAATTAAAGAAGAATTAGAAAAACAAGATGAAATTAAAAGCGTAGAAGATATACAAGATATGGTAGAAGTAGAATTAATGAAAGTAAGACCAGATGTGGCTAAGAAATACATACTCTACAGAGAAAAAAGAGCACAAATTAGGCAAAATGGTTGGGAGATGACTGATTTACAAAGGGATATATTCAAAAATAAATACGAATACAACAATGAAGGGTTTTTCAATTTTGCAAATAGGGTAGCAGGTGGCAACGATTATATAGCAAAGTTAATTGTAAACAAAAAATTCTTACCTGCTGGTAGAGTTTTAGCAGGTAGAGGATTGCAAAATAAAGGAATAAAGGTAACTTATAGTAATTGCTTTATCGCAGGAACAAAGATTATTACTAAACGTGGTTTAATTAATATTGAAGACGTAAAAGTAGGAGATTATGTTTTAACTTCTGACAATACATGGCAACCAGTTAATTATGTGATGAATAGAGAATATAATGAAGATTTATACAAGATAGAATTTGAGTATGGATTAGAACCCGTTATTTGTACTGCTAACCATGAATTCTTAGCTACAGATGGATGGGTAAGGGCTGATAGATTAGTAGGTTATCAAATGGATAGAAAATATTATTCTAATGCACACTTTGTTAAATTGCCCAAACCATCTTTTAAAATACCAGAATTTAAAATAAAATTATCTAATTATATTACCTTAAAAGAAAATCAAAAGATTGAAAAAATGGATGATGGTTATATAAGACTAGTCACCGTTAGTAATGGTGGTAATGGTGCAAAAAATGTACCACATTATAGTAACAAAATTAAAGACGAAATAGTTATCAATAGAGATGTTAGATATTTGTTAGGAAGATGGATAGGAGATGGAAGTACCACAAGGCGAAAAGGGCAAAAAAATCATAGTATTTTTCAAATTGTATTTAATTCGCAAAAAGAACAAGAGGCTTTGTTAAAGTGCGCTAAAATTATAGAAGATAATTTTGGGATCAAACCATCAATACGAATTAATGAAAAACAGCATACCGCAATACTAAGAGTTGAAAATCCATTATTAGCTGAATTCGTGGCAAAGTATATCGGTTTTAATGCCCAAACAAAACGTATTCCTAAAGATTTAATAGGGGATATGGATGTAATTATAGGAATTATTGATTCAGATGGCACTCTGACAAAAATGGGGAATATTTCTTTAGTATTCAATAATAAAGAATTATTAGAAGATATTAGATTATCTTTGGCTTTAAATGGTATATATACAAAAGAACCCCAAAAAATTAAACAATCCATGTCTAACACTTATAGAACTTACTCGGCTTACAAGATACTAATCCCGACACCTTTTGTGAAACACTATCTTATAGATAAAATTAATAAAAAATACGAAGATGACAGAGTGGAACATATAAAAAATGAGACACTAAAAAGAGGTACGTTTTATAAAATTGTTGATGGTAATATCTATACTATTGTAAAAAATATCACAATATTAAAAAATAATAAAATCACTGTGTATAATCTCTCAGTGGAAAATAATCATACGTATACAGCGAATGGGGTGGTAGTCCATAATTGTTATGTCATTCCCGCTCCTGAGGATAACCTTGAATCAATATTTGATACTGCAAAATATTTAGCGAGAACATATAGCTATGGTGGTGGCTGTGGAATTGATATATCAAAGTTAAGACCTAAAGGTGCAAAAGTAAATAATGCAGCTAAAGAAAGCACTGGAGCAGTTTCATTTATGGAGTTATTTTCTACTACAACTGGATTGATAAGTCAAAAAGGCAGACGTAGGCAATAAATATTGCCTCCGAAAATGCATTGCATAGAGTAGGAGGATGTTAATGATACAAAAAGAGATTTTAGAGGAATATCTCAAACAAGGAATAAGTTTAAGAGGAATTGGGCGAATTACAGGGTATAATCATAGGACTTTAGGATATTGGGCAAAAAAATACCAACTTACTCATCTAATAAAGCCTAACCATATAAAATATAAGGATGAGCATTATTTCCAAAAAATAAACACTAAAGAAAAGGCATATATTTTAGGTTTTATATTGGGCGATGGATATATAAGCGATGAAGCCATACAAATAAGTATAAAACTAAGTGACAGAGAAATACTTGACCTTATAGCCGATGAACTTGGCGCAAGGCTAATAATTGACGAGCGAACCAATAAAAAACAAAAAAAATACCCTTCAGCGGAAATTAATATAGGAAACAAATATATAGTGAAAGATATACTTAGATTAAGTGGAGGCAAACTCAAACAAGATAGGCATATACCAATTATTTCACCAAAATTGGAAAATTATTTGGTACAAGGATTTTTTGATGCTGAAGGAACTATAACTTGGGGACACCGAAAAGATAGGGATAGAATTTGGCACAAAGTAGCATTTATTTCACAACTCAAAATGTTGGAAGGTATCCAAAATATACTTATTAAAAATGGTATTCCTACTAAAATTAGACCAAAATCAGACGGTAATTGTTATGTGATGGAAATTGCTAATAAAGAGATGGTTTTAAAACTGATGGAGTATATTTACCAAGACAAAGAATTTATTATCTTAAAACGAAAATACCAAAATTATCAAGCCCTGCGTCTTGAATTGGGTGAAGTCGGTGGAGCCTAAACATACCTTATGGTATGCATGGTAACACCGAGCCAAGCCTACCGAATGGCTCTTAGGGTAGGTAGGAAGGTGTAGAGACTATGGGGTGAGGAAGCCTACCAATAATCCTCAATAAGCGCCCAAGCCCTTATACATTTTGTATAGGGGTAAGATATAGTCCAACCCACGTGGAAACACGTGGATTATTGGGGGCATTAATGATAAGTATAGATTGCCACCACCCAGACATTATAGATTTTATTAACATAAAAAATGATTTGACTAAAGTTACTAAAGCAAACATCTCAATAAGAGCAACAGATGATTTTATGCAAGCAATAAAAAATAATGAAGATTTTGAGTTATTTTTTGAAATTCCTGAAACTGGCGAAAAAATATCTAAAAAGGTCAGAGCAAGAGATTTATTATATGAAATAGCTAAATCAAACTGGAATATGGGAGAGCCAGGATTTTTGTACTGGGATAGAATTGAGAAATGGAATTTATTATATGGCAATAAAGAATTTAAATTTGGGGGAGTAAATCCGTGTGGTGAAGAGCCTCTCCCAGACTTCGGCTCATGTAATCTTGGTAGTATGAATTTATCTGAATATGTAGTTAAACCATTCACAAAAGAAGCTTATTTCGATTTTGATAGCTTTGCAAGAGATGTAAAAGAAGCAGTTGTCTATCTCAATGAAATACTTGATGAGGGAATGTATTTACACCCACTGAAAGAACAACAAGAAGTAGTAAGAGATTGGAGACAAATTGGGTTGGGCATCATGGGGCTCGCAGATATGTTTATAAAATTAGGTATACGCTATGGTTCACCAGAATCATTAGAATTGGCAGATAAAATAGGTTATGTAATGATTAATGCAGCTATGCAACAATCGGCACTACTTGCAAAGGAATATGGCACATATCCTAAATATGACAAAGAAGCAACTTTATCATCACCTTTTTTCCAATACAATGCTGATGAAGTCACAAAAACATTGGTTGAGAAATATGGATTAAGAAACAGCCAGCTCCTTACAATTGCTCCTACAGGCAGTATTTCCACTATGCTTGGTGTATCAGGAGGTATTGAACCCATTTTTGAGATATCTTATACGAGAAAAACTGAAACACTGAATGGTACTGAAAGCTATTATAAAGTATATACACCAATTGTTGCAGAATATATGAAATTGTACAATTTAAAATCAGGAGAAGAATTACCTGACTATTTTGTTACAGCAATGACAATTCCATATCAAGAAAGAATAAAAATGCAGGCAGTATGGCAGAAACATATTGATGCAAGTATATCATCAACTGTAAATCTTCCCGAAGAAACTGCAATAGAAGACATCATGAATATTTACATGATGGCTTGGGAAGAAGGATTAAAAGGAATTACAGTATTTAGAAATAATTGTTTTAGAACAGGAATATTACTTACAGAACCACCTAAAACACAACAAACACAACAAGAAACAAAAAATACAAATTTAGAAGAAGAAGATAAATGTCCAATCTGTGGTGGCAAATTAAAACATATAGGTGGATGTACTGAATGTGAAGATTGTGGTTGGAGTGCTTGCTCAGTTTGAGCAAGTGCTACCCCACCCAATTAAATAAAATTAGTATTTTAAAAGGAGGAATTTGTTATGCTAAAAATTAAAATTAAATACTTTGATGATAAACTTGAAAGAATTAAAAAAATAGAAATTGGTAACTGGATTGATTTAAGAGCTGCTAAAGATGTAAAACTTAAAGCAGGAGAGTTTGCATTAATCCCACTAGGGATTGCTATGGAATTACCTGAAGGATATGAAGCTCATGTAGTACCACGTTCAAGCACCTTTAAAAATTTTGGTATTATCCAAACAAATAGTATTGGGATAATTGATAATTCCTATTCAGGAGATAACGACCAATGGTTTTTTCCTGCTTATGCTTTAAAGGACACAGAAATACATTTTAACGATAGAATTTGTCAATTCAGAATAGTACCAGTTATGCCAGAAGTAGAATTTATCGAGGTAGAACACTTAGACAATGAAGATAGAGGTGGGCATGGCAGTACAGGAATTAAATAGTGGGAGGTATTTCCTCCCTTTATTATAAATACAAGGAGGTATCTTTATGATTTTAGTGAAAACTTGTGCTTGGTATATTATCATTATAACGATATTTGGAATATTGATTGGTATTAAAAACAAGAAAGCTACCGAGTTATTAGGTGAAATTCTTTTAAATTTACCTATGTGGTATTTAGCATATTTCGTCATTAAATTATAAGGAGGTACTTCAATGGCAAAAGAAGAATACTGGGTATGTGATAGATGTGGGAAAAAAGAACGTAAATCAATGGATGAGTTTGATTTTATAGATAATACATGGTGGGAAATTAATTTAGGAAGGGCTGGATATGGAAGTAAATTAGATGGATGTGAGGTCAAATTCACACTGTGTGATGACTGTCTATTTGAAATCTTTAATTCACTTGCAAAACAAGCTCAAAAAAGAATTTTGGATACTTCTATTTTTTAAGGGGGAAATACTGATGTTGAGAGTAAAAGGAGAATACAATGAAGCAATAATTTATACTGACCACGTAGAAGAAGAAGCCTTAAAACAAATTGCAGAATTATGTAATCAAGAAGCGTTTAAAGATTCAAAAATTCGCATTATGCCTGACGTACACTCGGGAGTAGGTTGTACTATAGGGACGACAATGACGATTAAAGATAAAGTTATTCCTAATCTTGTTGGTGTAGATATTGGCTGTGGAATGGAAGTAGCTGTTATACAAGAAAAAGATATAAATTTAGAAAAGCTTGATAGAATTATACATGATTTTATTCCAGCAGGTCAAAACATAAGAGAGAAAGAACATCATTACATTGAAATGGTTAATTTAGATGAGTTACGATGCAAAAACAATATAAATATCGATAGGGCAAGATTAAGTATAGGTACGCTTGGGGGAGGAAATCACTTTATTGAGGTTGACAAAGATCCTGAGGATAATATTTATATTGTAGTTCATTCAGGCAGTCGTTATTTAGGAAAACAAGTTGCTGAATATTATCAAGAAACTGCTTATAAAGAACTAACATCATTAAGAGAAGAAAAACAAAAAATTATAGAAAAATTAAAAGCTGAAGGAAGACAAAGAGAAATTCAAAGTAAATTAGAAAAATTAAAAACTCCTAAAATTAAAAAAGACCTTGCGTACTTAAAAGGAAAATCCTTTGACGACTATATCCATGACATGAAAATTGTCCAACTATATGCTGTCTACAATAGAAAGGCTATTATAGATGAAATAATAAATAAAATGAACCTGACTGTAGTAGACCAATTCACAACAATACATAACTATATAGATTTAGAAAATATGATACTAAGAAAAGGTGCTATTTCTGCACAAAAAGGCGAAAGAGTAATAATACCAATAAACATGCGTGATGGAAGTATTATCGCTATCGGAAAAGGTAATCCTGATTGGAATTATTCTGCCCCTCATGGAGCAGGGAGAATTATGAGTAGAAACAAAGCTAAAGAATTATTAAAACTTAATGATTTTGTAGAATCAATGAAAGGGGTATATTCAACCACAATAAATGAATACACAATTGATGAAGCTCCAATGGCTTACAAACCTATAGAAGAAATAATAAATAATATTCAAGAAACAGTATATATCGACAAAATTATAAAACCTATTTACAATTTTAAAGCAATAGAATAGGGTGATACAGTTGAGAATCCTTTCATTCGATCAATCTACAAAATTAACTGGATGGGCATTTTTTAACAGTAAAGAACTAGAAGGATATGGCATAATTGATGGAAGTAAAATAAAAAATCTCGACGAAAAATTGTTATACCAAAAAAATGAAATCATTAAGCTTTATAATAACTTTTCTCCAGATTTTGTAATTATTGAGGATATACAATATCAAAAAAATATTTTCACTTACAAAGAATTAGCAGAATTGTTGGGTATTATAAGCAATTATTTTTACGAACACAAAATTAATTATTTAATTATACCTCCTTCACAATGGAAAAGCTATTGTGATATAAAAGGACGAAAGCGTGCTGAACAAAAAGAAAACACAATACAGTTTGTTAAAAATAAATTCAACATTGATGTGTCTGATGATATTGCTGATGCTATATGTATTGGATGGTATGGGACAAACATAATTAAAGAGAGGTGATGCTATGGAAAATTTTGACAGCTTACAAGTAAAAGAGGGAGATTCTTTATTGATGGATGTAAAAGAAGTACAAGAGTTATTAAAAATAGGGGAAACAAAAACGTATGAAATTATAAGAAAAGAAAATATTCCACATATTAGAGTAGGAAGACAAATCAAAGTTTTAAGGCAAGGATTATATGATTGGATTAAGGAAAAAATGAAAAATAATACTTATACATAAGAAGGTGTTGCTCACACCTTCTTATTGTTATACAATTTCAAAAAAGATAAAACAAAATAAAAAATAGGGCATTATGATAAAAAATCTGATGCCTTTTTGACTACATTTGACGACAAAATAGATAAAAATACATAAAAAAATTAAAAATAGATAAAAAATTACAATTTTAAAAATCCGCAAAAATAAAGGCTTGACAAAAAAGATAAAACTATTTATAATTAGATATTGTTGAGAGGTCAAGACTTTGACTCTGGCATTCGTAGGTTCGAATCCTACCATCCCAGCCATATTTGAAGGATTCGATGTAGTCAAATTGACTACATTTTGACGACATAAATTGTCTGACAATTTCATAGTCAAGGTCTTGACTACATTTTATGTAGTCAATTTTTTATATTTTTGTTCTTGACTTTTCACAAGTGATATTATAAAATAAACAAAGGAGAGATAAGTATGGCAGGTTCAATCAGAAAAAGGGGGAATAAATATCAGGTTGTAATTGAATTAGGAACAGATGTGAATGGCAAGAGATTAAGAAGATATTTTACTGCCAATTCTGAGGCTGAAGCTAAGAAAATTTTAATAGAGCAAGAATATCTATTACAACAGAATAGTTTCTTAATTCCGTCTGACATGACTTTTGGGGAATTCCTTAATTATTGGTTTGATAATTATGTAAAAATTAAAAATGAAAAAACCACACAAACTGAATACCGACGAGTATTAGATAAATATATTATCCCTAAATTAGGAAACATAAAATTACAGAAATTAATGCCACATCATATACAGAGTTATTATAAATATCTAATGGAAGAAGTTGGATTGTCTCCTAATACTGTCTACAAACATCATGCTAATATACGTAAGGCATTAGATTACGCTCTAAAACAAAAATTTGTAAGTGCCAATGTGGCTGATGCTGTAGAATTACCTAAGAAAATTGAATTTGAAGGCAACTCATATACAATTGAACAATTGCAAAAATTATTAGAAAAATCAAAAGATACTTATTTGGAAGCACCTATAGCTTTAGCTGTTTACTTGGGATTACGAAGAGAAGAAATTGCTGGATTAAGATGGGAACATGTCAATTTTGAAGAAAGAACTATATCAATAAAAGAAGTAAAAGTTAGAGCTGATAGGGAAGTTATAGTTAAAAAACCAAAAAATAAAAGTAGCGAAAGGATACTTCATATTCCTGATGGGTTATATAATATTTTAAAGAAATGGAAAGATAAACAAGAATATCATAAAAATCTTTTTGGTAAAAAATACGTAGAATCAGATTATGTGTGTACTTATTTTGATGGTAGACCTATAAAACCAGATAAACTAAGCAGGAGATTTAAGGAATTTCTATTAAGAAATAATTTACCTCCTATTAGACTACATGATTTACGACATACATTTGCTACAGTATTATACCAAAATGGTGTGCCTGTTAAAAATATCTCAGAAGCATTGGGGCATTCTGATATTACTACCACACTTAAAATTTATGCCCATGTTATCGACAAAACCAACAAAGAAGCTGTGAATAAAATGGATGATCTACTAAAAATCCATAAGGAGACATGAGTATGTTTTTTAGAGAAATATGGTTAGATAAGGGAAATCCAGCTTATATTTTTGCAAAAGGTAATAATGTGTGGATAATGTCAATTGAAGATAATATTAACAACAATAAAGAAATATTAGATGTAATTGATGAATACGGTAAAGATAGGGATTTTTCGTTTCTGACATACTCTCTCCACTGAAGTGGAGAGGTTCTTTAAGCGAAGTTTGGTAGTCTATGCTACCCTTATTCGCTTGGGGCTGCCAAACCCTCTACTCCTATCCAGTACTGGATTTGGAGCTACTCTCTTTAATATATTTATTGCACCATTTATATCTGCATTCATTACTGCACCGCATTTGCTACAGACGTATAATCCTCTGTATATGCGATTATTTTTCTTCACTACACCGCATACACTGCAAGTCTGTGATGTGTACGCTTCATCTACCTTTTCTACTTCTATTCCATATTCTTTAGCTTTGTATTTTATCATATCAAATAATCTACCAAACGGTATTTTGTGTAGTTTCTCGTTATTTTTATGTCCTATATCCATATTTGTTATTCCATCGCTCATTCCACCTATCACTATCTTGCTTACTCCTTTTTCTTTCGCTAATTCTACTATATGTCTTGAAACTTTATGTATATAGTCTTTTACAAAATTATTCTCTTTGATTATTAAATTGTGAAACTTTTGCGATGTTTTGTATCCTTGTTTTGAAATTACAGATTGAATCTTCGCTTTTTCTTTGGCTAATAATCTTAATCTTGAGATAAGGTGACTGCCATCGATGATAAATGTTTCTGGATTTTCTTCTATAACAATTGAAGCGAGATTCTTTACTCCAAAATCTATTCCCATTAATTTATCTCTTTTAGGCTTGATTTCTGGTATTTCTTTTTTGTAGATGATATGGACAAAGTAGGTGGTATATCCATAAGAAGTTTTTGGAACAATTTCAATTTCCTGTACAGTATTGAGCGATAGATTTTTCGGTAAATCTATCCATAGATATTTGGACTCAATACCGTACTTTTCTTTTAAATATTGCTTTGTTTGTGTGGACAATGATAGTCTGATTTTGCTATTAATTATTTTTATGCCATTTTTCTTCCATCTTACAGGGATATGCCCGTTTTTGGGTTGATACTTCGGCTTTTTAGTATATCCATCAAAAAAATTCTTCCAAGCTATCTGTAGTTTTTGCAGTATTGCTTGTGCAGATTGTGAATGCAAGTTTTTATACCAGAAATTATCCTTTAAGCACTTTTCTAACTGATTTACTAATACTTCTCTGTTTTGAACAGCATAGTTTGCAACGTTCCACAATTTTGATGCTGAGTATGTTAAATGTCCCAATATTATTCTGTGTTCGCTGTTGCAGTTAGAGAGTTGAAATACTATAACTCTTGTTACTATCACTTTTCTCACCTTCTTTCTGTTTTAGATCTGCTTTATTTTATCACATTTTTACCGCCTTTCATCTCTCCAATAAATTGGAGAGCGTTCTCGGCGGATGATCGTAAATATTATGTATAGCACTGATTTTGATGTAGAACAATATATTTTAGATGAAGAAAAATACAAAGAAGAAGTAGAAGATGAGGACTAAATAAAAAAAAGACCCCTATAAGCCCTAATTAAAGAGCTTATGGGGGATAAATTTTTATTTTAATCCTTTTTCTTTTAATACCATATTCATTTCTTTTACTGCTGCTTCAATTAGTATATTAATTTCATCATCAGATAATTTGTTGCCAATCATCTTTTTAATTATTGCAACAGCTTCCGCTTTTTTGTCTGCGCCGTTACCAGAACCTAAAGTTTGTTCTATTGCCAATACCACATTTTTAACTAAATTATATGCTTTCTTAAATTTTTCATTGCTAAGTTTTGTTTGTAAAAATTGTATTACATAACCTAATACTACTAAAACAACTAATTGTATGGCATAAAACAAAATTTGTATTATTAGTTCTCTCACAATGATTCCTCCTCAAGTAATAATATTTTTAATTTGATTTATTTGATTTGCTAATTTGTCTCTTTCTGCTCTTACTTGGTTATAATTGTTTATTAAATCATTATAATCTTTTCTTAGTTGTTCGTAGTTAGCTTTAAGTTGATTATATTCAGTTAAAGATATTACCTGTGGTTGTTGAGGTTGTGGAGAGGGTTGAGATACTGTTTGTAAACCCAATGCCTTTTTCAGAGCATCCGCAATAGCTTTAGCTAATTCATCTAAAAAATTTTCATCTGCCAAAAATTTAGCATCACCAGGATTGTTTATAAATAAATTTTCTATAACAATAGCAGGCATTTTCGTTTTATTAAGCACATAAAAATTAGCTTGCTTAAATCCTCTATCAATTAACCCTTTGGAAACATAAAATTTCGCTAAACTATCATGGATTTTTTTACCTAAATCAATAGACTTTTGAGAAGCTTTTGTAGAAATATAACTTTCGAAGCCTGTTGCTAATACATTTGCACTGTTTATATGAATACTAATAAAATAATCTGCATTTGCTTTGTTTGCTATATCGCACCTTTCTTGAAGAGACACTGTTTTATCTGTGTCTCTTGTGAGAATCACATCGCATGAGCCTTTTAATAAGTCTCTTATTTTTAAGGCAAGTTTAAGAGTTATATCTTTTTCCTTGAGCCCATTTCCTGTTGCGCCAGGGTCATAACCGCCATGTCCTGGATCTAATATTAATTTCATACATATTACCTCCCAATCATTAAATTAACTACAAGTATAACTAAAGAAGTAATAACGCCTCCCATTAAAGCTATGAGCCATGTGTATATGCCGTCCACTTTTTGTTCAAGGTTTTGTAAGCTACCGTTTTGTTTTGACTGCCATTCCTCCAATTTTTTTAATCTTTCATCATGTTTACCTAATAGTACCTCCATGTCATTCACCTTCTCCTCTAAATTCATAGTACATACCCCTTTCTGCCAAAAAGAATACAATAAGAAAAGAGTAGGTGATAACCCTACTCTTTTTGACAATAATATTTATTCGTTCTCTGCTTCTTCGTTAGGTACTGTCTTTTGTTCTACTTCTTCCTTCTCCTGTTTTGAATATTGCACCAACTCTTGTCGATATACTCTTTCGTATTCCTGGTCCAGTAATCGCTTCAGTTCATCTACAACGGGCTTGACAAGTGCTATATGCAAGGATGCCTCGTTAATTTTATTTATCAAGTCTTGCTTTAACTGCTCTACGGCAACCGTTAATGGCTTATTCATTTTTTAGCCCCCTTTTGCTTAATTTTAATAGAAGTAACCTTAAGGTTAGCTTTTTTAACCTTATTGGGTGTTACAACACTCTCTACCAAATTGTTGTAATTATTGAACTCTTCACCTAAATCTATGTTCAGCGCTGTTGCTAGTCTAACTACTGCTTGTCGCAAAAGCTTTAGTTCGTCCTCTAGTTCATATTTACGCCTAATTGACTCTTTTGTTTCGTTGTCTATTACTTTTGTACGTTCTTCCGCTGAATATCCTTGTTCTATCACTCTAACTTTTCCCACTGCACTTCACCGTCCTCTCCAAACGGAGTCGAATACTCTCCATCAAACCGTCTGGTGTATATTGGCAGTTCACGTAAATCGGCACAGTTAGGCGGTATATAAAAGTTACATAGTGTTAAAACAACATTTTCCACTTCGGGAGGGTGTGTATAATTCCGACCACGTACAACTACAACAGGTTCCTTTGGGTCGTCTTTTAGGTAAATTCGTACATTTTGTTCTACATCCTCTATAGGAAACTCTATTTTGGTTTCTGGGAATATTGTTCCTTTCCAGACTCCTTTGCCAATCACTAAAGCCATAGGGTTATCGAGGGAATGAGAAATGTGGAATCCAATATCTCCACAGTCCCTTTTAATGTAACGCACATAAATCAAAATTATACACCTCCAACCGCAATTGCTCTTACATATCCCGTTGCTGTGCCTGCCATACACACCTCACAGGACGATGCAGTTACATTGCGTACTTTAGTTCCTAAATTATTATCATCTCTGTGAATGACAATTGGCGTAGATGCAAAATCTGGATAGTCCCATGTTACCCATGCTCCAGAAGCAGAGTATTTGGATGTCGAGGCTATGGCAGGGTTTGTATACGAGTCTGTTGATTTTACTGCCTTGCCAGACGACGTCCCAGCCCTTAATGTAATCTGCCCCGATACTGTACCACCCGATGTTAGCAAAAAACTAGAAGCGTGATATCCATCTAATAAATCAGCATCTAAACCGCTACCTGCACCATCGTTGCCTGCATGCCAGACGGTGTTGTTGTTAATCTTTACTCCATTATTGCTTGGCGTTTTGATATGAACAATATCGCTTGCGTCATTAGTCACCTGAATAATAAGTTCCTGATTTTCACCACCACTAGGGTTTTGTAACGTAATACTGGCAGTATCTCCAGAACCTCCAAAAGCATCATTTGGAAATGCAATACCTCCACTAGGTCCAGCGGGTACTATAAGTCTTCCCGTCATCGTATCCCCTGCTTTGTTGACAAAACTACTTGCATGTAACCCATCTAACAAATCAGCATCTAAACCAGACCCATGACCGTCATTATTTTCACTCCAAACTTTTCGCCATGGGCCAAACACATCGGTTCCTACATCTCTTGCTGAACGTATATATAAATATGCTTCGCCACCATCACTACCTGGCCACGCTTGTAAAATCTGTACACATGAGTTACCAGTTGTACCTTTATAAGAAAAAATTGTTCCGTAAGATACTGGATAACCATTGTTATATACAATCCCAGCAACAAAACCTACAGGCCATGCTGATGGTGGTGCGGATGATGGTATATTAATTTTGGCGATTAAACTAGGAACAGTCAAAGTGCCCGCTATATATACATCTCCCCCTACATCCAAAACACCTTGCTCCCATATCTTTCCTATACCTACACCTTGTTTTCCCCACGACATTGTCACAACGCCTGTAGAAACCTCTTTTGTCGATGTAACCGAATAAAATTTATCTACTAGCCTTAGTCTTACGTCATAGCTAGAAGTAATATCATATCCACTATATACCTTTGTTCCGCTAAATGAAGAACCAACGCTAAATGATTCTTTTGTTGTCCAAGTACCAGAGGTTTTAGGTTTAGTTTCAATATATAAAGTTGCAGTGTTTTTGCTATTAAGGGTAGAAAAACTTCCTCCATAAGTTACTTTTATATAAGTTCCCATATTATTGTCGGTTCCATCAGAATTGCACCTTTTTACAGTAAAACTTGTAATTGTAGGAGAACTATATGCCAGTACAGTAACGTTTACAGTTTTGGTTTTAGTCCTTCCTCGGCTATCAGTGACTGTAGCACTAATAGTTCTTGTGCCAGAATTGGTTATAGTATTGGTAGTGGCACTTTGAGCATTATAATTTATACCATCGTATGTGATTTTGTATGAGGTAATTGTGCTTCCATACGCTCCTGTTGCTCCTACAATGGAAATATTTATTTTGGATAGATTTTGTGCATATACTCCACTACCTAATCCTAAAGCAGCTACAGCACTATTGGCTTCGGAATGAGAAATATTTGTAAAATCTGGTACTACACTATCAGGTACTATAGTTGTTAAACTTGCACTCTTGGTACCTACTAGAGCCGTACCATTGTAAGTGTCGATATAAATAGTGCCTGTGGTTGAAGTACTGTTAGGGATATAATTCATAAAATTATTTGGAACTGTCCACTGATAGCTCGTTGAGGTGGTTTGAGAAACAATTGTACCAGTATTGTTGTTCCAATTGTACCTGATGGTATGAGTGAGCTTTGAGTGTGCTCTGCTGATATTGATAGTCACTGAGCTACCATAGTTTACTGAACCAGCACTCAAGCTCACCGAACTGACAGGAATCGCCAAAGTAAGGGTGGTAGACTTCGTACCTACTAAAGTACTTCCTGAATACGTATCACAATAAATCGTGCATGTGGCACTGGCTGCATTGGATAACCCAGCAATTAAACTTGTGGGAACTGTCCATGTGTAACTAGTACCAACATCAGTTGCTATAGTACCGCTTTGTCCAGCTACGCTGTACCGTAGTGTATGCGTGAAACTCGACGAATACCGACTTATATTTATCGTTACACTCTTACCAAATTCTACGTTGCTAGAACTCACGGATACGGAGCTTGTGCGTGGTATAGTGTCCAATGTGGTGCTCCACGATTGACTGGACGAACTAAACCTGTCGTGTCTTATATATGCTGATATATTTAAAGTTTTATTACCATCTGCGTTATGTGTTATATCCAAAGTCCGACTAAATACTACAGTATAACTATTATATGTGAACTTATGGTCAGGAGTTATTGAAGATGTATATTGAGTTCCATCAATTGTCACGTAACACGTTCCACTACCGTACGTGGTATATCCAGTATTTGTTCTCCATACTTGTATTTCAACCGTTACATTAGACGTATTGTTAGTAACATTCTGAGAATTAAGTGTTAATTTTACACGATATTTTACATATTGATTGCTGGTATCCATAGTTTGAGAATACCGGGTCCATATGGCCATAATTCATCCCTCCACTTTTAACCTACCCAGCGAACTAATGTTATGGTGTCATCATACTTCTCAATTAAATGGTTACCAACTTTAATGCTATTCAAAATTTCAGCCTCAGTGATATACATCTTTTGGGTGGAGAAATATGCTATTTCCACTCCACTATCCATAAATGACATCTTATCGTTAGTCAATTTAAGCTTGAATAGACTTTCTGCCCTTCCAATTTCCATGCCCTCAGCTGAGAATTGAAAGGTTGTCTTAAAAGCTGCCATATCTTCGCTTAATTCATCTAATGAGGTCCAAACTCCTGAGAAGGTTAATGTTAGGTCTTGAGCAGTAGTCTGTAGGTCTGCCTGGTAGCGTTGTATGAGACTGTTCTCTAGGTCAAGCAGGTCTTGAGATATAGTTGCCATAATGTTAGTGGATGTCTGTTGTACCAGGGTTTCAGCATATTCACGTATTTGTCCCATTTCGGTTGTAACGAGAGATACTTGATTGGTTATACCGTCCAGCGTTGTGGTAATTTGGCTTATTCGTCCCTCAATTCTGGTTGTGGCATCATCAATAGCAGTAGTAGTATCTTCAGGAGCAGGTGTCCAATCAGTTGCTTTGTTACCTTTCTCTAGCTTAACTTTAGCTTCTGTATTATCTACACCGCTATACAGTTCTACTGTATATTCTCCCGTGTTTTCAGGAACAAACTTTATAGCGGTTGTACCATTATCCGCATATATATAATCGCTTTTATCATCTTCACTATATATCCTCGCAGAAACCTTGCCTGAACTGGTAAGTGAAAACATATACTCCTGTCCTTCGACAAGAGACATAGACAAATCTCTCTGTAGCGGTTTTGATGGTCGTAAACTATTTTCAAAGTCCATCTTCCATGTTGTGTATTCATCCACAGGCAACGGTTGCCCGCTCTGGTACGCCGCCGCTATCTCCTCATCCGTCCTGGCGCGGGAGGAGATGCGGAGGTCGTCGATGAGGCCGTTAAGTGATTGAGTACCATATATATTACTTCCTAAAAGTATCTTGGTGACTTCAGCGTTGAATGGAGTTGTATTAGTATTAGAAACGTGTATCAGTTGTGAACCTGCAACACCAACCCAAAGGTGCATTCCATCACTCTTTTGAGAGATAGCAACAAAAATCCAATCATTGGCATTCCAATTAGCATTAGCAGACACTTTGGAGGCATTATTCTTTACAAATGCTATCCCATCACTATTAGATGGGTTATTCAACCATACTCCACTAAAACCACTCGTTCCGTAAAACTCTATGACACGCTCGTAGTTTAAATATGCGCTTCTTGCTCTACTTGGGCGAATCCACATTTCAACAGTATACTCCTGCGGGTTCAGCACCCCCGCCGTGGGGATGGTCAGGGTCTCGGGGGAGCGGGTGCCGTCGATGAAGCTGGTGGCGTAGGGTTTGGCTTCGAGTTGTGGTGCACACCAATATACTGTTTGACCTGCTAAGTCGTTATCCACTCGTGCCCAAGCTCTTACCGCATCAGAAGCAGTTTGAACCGTTACCACGCACCTTTGCCATGTATTGGTAATGGTAAAGGTTTGATTTCTTCTTACCCTCAAACTTCCAGTATCACTTGCATAATCGAAAATAAAGATTTCGATTTGTTCCCCGCCATTTTGTCCTTTAGCCCATATCGAAAAGGTCACGTAGGAACCGCCTGTTACGGCCAACTTAGCTGTCGAAGCAGTGATATAATCAACTCCGTTTGCGTCTTTAGCCATAATGTAAGAGTCATTAACTGCCGCATAGTGCTTTAAGACCTTTTGTCCACTCACGGGAGGAGTTTGAGCGGTGTCTATTGTCACACTACTTCCAGAATGCGTGTCAGTAAAATACTGCAAGAGGTTCGTATCGGATGTAAAAGCATAAGATATGGCGTTCGTCGTCCCTTCCTCCACCATAATCGCCTTGCCGAATTTGCCTGATTCGTAGCGGGGGACGTTGGCAGCAACTTCCGTTCCATTGGAAAGATAAGCAACCGATGAACGACTAAATGTAGCAGTTCTTTCTTCATCCTCTGCATGAGCATTTTCTATGTTAGAATTCAGTATTAAGTTTCTACCACCTATATTAATTCCATTTATTGCTTCATTTAATTGACTTTGAGTAACACGCATCTTAATAGCTTGGTTAGAAGATATATCAAGTAGGCTCCCTACATTTGAAGCCAGCTTATCCACAGTTATACTACCTGCTTGTATTCGTGCCGCATTTATATAACCACTAGTAATTTTTGAAGCATCTAAATTAGCAATCATAGCGTTAGTTATAGCGCCATTTGCTATCACACCACTATCAGCTGTTATGGTATTAACCGCAATATTGTTAGCAGTAATTGTTCTTGCTGCTATTTTGTCTCCAGTTATAGCGCCAGCCACAATGTGGTCTGCTAGCACCGAATTAGCCGCAATAACACGACTATCAACTGCACCGTTAGATATTTTGGGGTTAGTAATTGCTCCATCTGTGATACCCTCTGTATATACTCCGTTATGGTCGTATAATACTGTCTGACCATCTGCACCTCTTACACGTATCCCATATACAGTACCATCATTGTTTACGTCACCGATAGATACTCTTTCAACAGGCGTCGGCTGGTTATCAAATACCTGCAACCGATTATTCGATATTTTGAGCTTGCCATTTGCGCCTTGAATAGTTACTTGTCCAGTATTGATTGTTCCTGCGTTTATCTTGCTTGCGTTTAAACTCACAATTTTTGCATCTGTGATACTGCCATCTGCTATTTGAGCGGTTCCAACAGCGCCTTGCGCTATCAAAGCGGTTGTAATAGCGCCTGCTTTGATGTGAGCTGTATCAATAGCAGCATGAGATATTTTTGCGCTGTCTATCGCGCCTACTGCTATTTTTGCGTTGGTAATAGCTCCATCCTGAATCTTGGCAGTATCAATGGCTGCAGCTGCAATCTTTGCATTGTCTATTGCAGCATTCGCAATTTTAGCAGTAGTAATAGCCGCATCAGCAATCTTAGCAGTAGTAATGGCAGCGTTCGCGATTTTAGCAGTAGTAATGGCAGCATCCTGTATTTTTGCAGTAGTAACAGCCAAATCAGCTATTTTTGCTCCATCAATTGCAGCATTAGCTATTTTAGCATTAGTTATAGCACCATCTACAATTTTAACACTAGTAATTATTCCATCTGCTATTTGATTGGAATTTTCCACAAAATCCACTGCTACCCATGTTCCTGTAGACGCGCTATAACGATATGCTCTATCAACATCCGTACGATAAAAAACCTCACCATCAACAGGCGAGGTTGGAAAGGATGTCCCTGATTTGCCAAGTATCCATTTTTCAATTTTAGCATTTGTTATAGAAGCATCCGCAATTTTAGCTGTAGTTATAGAAGCATCCGCTATTTTGGTGTTAGTTACAGCCCCATCCGATATTTTTGAAGTTGTAACTGCATTATCAACAATGCCTGCGGTATGAACGCCTTGTTCATCCAACAATATTGTAGTACCATCAGCCCCAAGAACTCTTAAACCATATACAGTACCATCTTTACTAACATCACCAAGTAATACTCTCTCATTATTGTTTTTATCTTTAACAGTCAACAAACTACCACTAATAGTAAAATTGCCTGTGTTATCAGAAATAGTCAATTGATTGCCAAGCAATATTCTACCAATTAATCTTTCAGCATATACTCCGCTTGCATCTAATACAGTTTTAAATGTATTGCCCCCATCGTTTGTGAAGCCAATTACACCATTTGTCATTCTAATAAACCTATTAGGATCTGAAGGATCTTGTATTGTAATACCTCGTCTACTTATTGTTACGCTGTTATTTACGCCACCCTCAATAGCTCTTTTTGCAGTATCCCATACATTATTTAAGATTTGCTCTACATCATCTACTGTTGCTACAGTATTATTCCATTTGTATTTATTCATATCTACAACATTAGAAGAACTTACGCTTTTATAAAGCATATCTAAATATTGATTTAAATTATCTTTGATATTTTTTGTATTAGAAATAGTTATTTGAATATTGCCATCCTCATATTCAAAATTCATCTCTATTATTTGTGCTTGCACATTAATATTTAATCTTTCATATTTAATATTAATTATATCTCCAAGCACAAGTTTATCCCAATTCCTTTGTTCTTCTATTATATCAAGCAAATTAACTATATCAACCTTAATTGTTAAAGGAGGAATTTTCATTTTTTCAAAAATTTTTATAGCATCATTATATAATTGTTGGTCGTCTATATAATTCTGGTCTTCCCATTCACGTTCAATCACGAATTGATTTAGTTCTTTAATTTGTTCAGGAGTAAAGTTGTTTTCTATTTTTAAAGTATTCTTCAAGTCATCAATCTGAGATTGCACACTCTGTATATTAGCATTATCTTGGTCAATTTCTGCTTGTTTAGCATTTAACTGACTTATTAGGTCATCTCTCTGCGCTATTAAATCTGTTGTGGGTTGCCCTGTAGTCTGTGCAATATCTAATTTATCTAAAACAATATCAAGTTGTAACTGAATTTGATAATATTCTTCTTGATGTTGTGCTAATGTTTTTTGGTAGGTTTCTAATTGACTTAATAAATCAGCAAAAACACCACGTTTAGATTCTACTAATTCTTGATAATCTAATAAAGCATTACATAGACTATCACTCATGTAGTCAGAATGTTGTAATACATTTTTATTGGCATCACGTTGAAAAGGATACATAAAATAAGAAAAATCTTCAATATAGTTAGTTCCAGTTGGATTAACTCTTTGTATACTTAAACCATCTTTACCAAATACTTTTAACCTCGTGACAACATTTTCATAATCTTCTTCTTTATTAATAGATTTCAAATACTTCCTATAAGAAACTGTTAAACCTCGATTAACCCCAATATTTTCTGGTTTATAAAAATTAATAGTTCTGTTTTCTGTATTCCAAATAATTAAAGCCCCAAATGTTTCAGCTACTTGAAATACAAAATCCAATACAGTTGTTTTGGAAACGTCAAAACTTCTATATTTTAAATCAAAATCAGCATCAATATAGCCAGTCGTCCAAGTTGTATTAGATAATATATCTGTAAGAACCTGAGTAGCATTATAACTTGTAACACTATATGTACGCATATTCTTGTCTTTTAACTCATAAGGCAAACTAAAACACTCTATTGTTTTTGAATCACCATTATCATCGGCAGTATCAGTAATTTTAGTGATAATATACCATTCTACAAAATTCCCGTTGATTAATTTAATCAAATATCTACCTTTTATCATTTCTATATGTGGGTTATCAACAAGTTCTCCCGCCATATCAATCTGAATAGGTAAACTAAACGATAATTCATTAATATTACCAAGTTTTAGCGTATGATTAATATTATAGGCTTCCTTTAATTTAGCAATAATTGTTCTATCTGGTTTACACAAAAATAATTGGGGTCTTTGTGGTTTTTTGTTATAATCTATAGCTCCAAGCTCCATTATGATCCCCCCTATAATAACTTAAACCTGTATCTAAACTGTAGTTTGCAATTTCCAACAATAAGTAAATTATTAGCTCCAAGAACTAACTCTAAATAATTATCATTAAAATTACTATACCTATAAACTCCAGATAGGGAAGAAGTGATATATTCATTTTCATTATCAACATATACAACTTCTCCATCTACTAACCCAACAAACTTAAATTCTGTATTATTATTACTTTGATTAATTATACTTATATCACCATCACCAACTTTAGTAATCCAAACTTCAGGACGTAGCGGTAAATCACCATCATTACTAAGAGATAATACTATTCCATCTGTATTTGTGCTATAATCATACACTTCTGTTGTATAAAATGGGCTATAAGCCCAAGGAGCATCACACCTAAATGTTAAAGTAAGATAACCTTGTTTTAAACCATTATGAATAATATCAATAGAATTAATTGGCATACAATAATAAATCTTGTTTGGTGTTTCCTCAAAATATAAAGGTTGATAATAATCAGGGGACAACCATCTTGCTACTTCACGTATTTTGTTGTCATTCCATGTATCTAAAAAAGCAAAACTCAAATCAAAAATTAGAGGTTCATAAATTATATTTTGAAAATAAGGCTTGGGATTAAACCTTGTAACAACTTCCTTAATATTACGTGTCGCAATAAAAGGTTCTTGGAATAATTTACCATCAATATTAATATTGTAAATTCCATAATCGCTTGCACTTTTGCCAGCATAATAAAAATTCACACTTGATTTTATCACCTATATCACCACCTTTTTACAAAAGAAGAAGAGGGGATTAAGCCAATGTAATCCCCTTCTTCTTTAAACCATTTACGAAAGTATCTAACAATACTTGTGCACCTTTTTCATTGCCTTCAACTTTATTAATATACATATTAATATTAAACACATTTTCTTTTGGTATGGTGATCTGTGGAATTTTTAAATTCTCTAATGGTCTAATCATACTTCTTGTTATTTCAAGCATTTTTAACATATTAGCAGTATCGTATTTATTTAAAACTAATTCTTTTTCGTGTAATATAGCTAATTTTTCGCCTGGGAAATTACCTGTATAACCACCTGTATCAAATAAAACAATGCCTTTGGCTTTTAATAAATTCAGAATGGCTGTTTTGGTAAGATTTCCTACTATACCATCTGCTGTTAATTTATTAGCTTTTTGGAAAGCTATTACTGCATTTAAAGTTTTTTTCCCAAATATACCATCTACCTTACCACTATTAAATCCTAATGCATTCAATACTGTTTGAAGCACTTTTACATCTTCGCCCCTCATACCATATTTTAATACTCTATTTAAGGTATTATTTACTTTTGCTAATGTTGTTTCAATAGTTTTTGTAGAACTACTACTACTACTACCACTACTACTTGAATTAGAGGAAGTAGTAGGTGAATTAGTAGTATATGGGAATCCAGTAGGTGTTGGTGGTGGGGAAGGAGGTACGCCCAATGAACTTAATCCTGTTTGAGCAGTCTGTATTTGTTGTATTAACCCCAATAATCTCAGTAAATCTTCACCATTTTGTTTTATACTGTCTTTCATTAATCGATTAAATGTGTTTAAATATTTTTCAAGTATTTTTGAAATTGTTTGAATTTTCCCCTCAATAATTTGTTGTCTAAGTTCCTCAAATTTTTGTGTGTCATCAAGTAATGTATTATAGTGTGCTTCAAGTAATTCTTTTTCTTTTTGTATTCTCACTTGTGTTTCATTGTATAAATCATTTTCTGCTTGTTTCTTACTATCAATTTGTTGCCTAATATTATCTAATTCATCACGCAATTCTTGTTTTCTTAAATCTTTACTATGCCTATATCTTAAATCATCAATTCTTTTTTCAATATCAGCTTGTTGTTTCTTTAAGTCAGCTAATTTACTTTGAGCTTCTATTGAATCATCTAACGATAAAACGTTAATTTTATTAATTATATCAGCACGTTCTTGTTCTAACTCGGATAATCGTTGATTGTAGTCTCTTTCATTATCTTCCATATCCAAAAGCTTTAATTTTGCATTGATTATGTCTTCATACATCTTTAATTCATCATCTAAAGATTTAAGCACAGCATCATGTCGTTCTTTGAGTGCCTTTAATTCATCATCTTTTTGCTTTAATAATAATTCCTTTTCTTTATTTAAAGCATTTCTATAAGCTTCGACAACCTTATTTGCGACTTCTTCACTTTTTGTTAACCAAGAATCCATAATCTCTTGGTAATTACTTTGTATTGTTTTGCTTATATCGATTACCTCAGATGTCAATTGATTGATAGCTTTCCTATTATCATCATACTGTTTTAATAATTCATTTAATTTTTCTTGTTGTTCAGCAGTCAATTTTTTATATTTTCGATAAGAATCAATTTGCTTTTTCAAAGAAACATTTGCTTTCTCTAAATTACTAATTTCTGAGATTATTAAATTTTTCTTTTTTTCTAATAAATCAATTTGCAATTTTAATTCATTACGATATTCTTTCGAAGTTCTATCGTACAAAGCCATCCTTGCTTCAGATTGTTTAATCCGTAAATCCAATTCTGTAAGCTTATGAGAAAACTCATCAATAATGTAAGGGTCAACATTTTGTACACTTTTTGCAGCATTTTGCGCACTCTTTACTGCACTTGGTGTTACAGCCTGAAAGGTTGCATTAGCTAATTTTTGTAATTTTCGTATATTTTCTAAAGCACGTCCTATAGCACCAATTGTATTATCTAAATATTTATATATACCCGCACTACTACTAAGGTTCATACTATTACTCTTTATTGCTGCATCTACGATAATATCATTTATTACTCGATGAGCATCCGCAACATTTTTAATAGCCATAATTTCTTTTTCATATAAAGGAAGCGATGCTGCTAAAGCCCTTTTTTGATTTTCCACTTTAGCTTTTTCTGCTTCTAAAGCAGTATTAAACTCTGCAATTCTGGCTTCACGCAAATTTTTAAGTGCATCTATATTAATTTTAATTTGCCCATTCTCTATTGTTATTGCATTAATCAACTCTGGATATTTTTTTAATAATTGATTGACTTCTTGCACAGTTAATTCATACCCATGAGATAATTTATATATTAAATCAGTTAATTCCTGTATATCATTTTGTGTGGCGCGCATACTACCTAACAATTCTTCGATATTTATGTTTAAACCAACAACAGAATCAGAAGCATTATCAACATTGTTAGCAAACCACTCGATAATTTGATTTACTACATTTTGGTCTGATATAAATCTACTTAATATTTGCCTAGCTCCCTCAACCGCTATGCCATATTCTCGCATTTTTTTATCTTCTGGTAAATTTGAACCTTTAATCTCAGGAAGCTTCACTAAAACATCTTTAGCTTGTGTTATAGCATCAATATAATCAAATATTTTTGTTTTAGCTTTATCTACAGCATCAGCATTAGTTAAAGTATTTTTTTCTTGTTCAATTAAATTAGAAATATATTCCTTGGTTGTCTGCGCTAATTCACCCTCTATACCTTTAAGTGCAATTTGTTTTTCAGCAACACTTTGCAAAGCATCAACGTTTTCCCTTAATCTTTCTTCCTTTTGCCGTTCTAACTCAATTAATTCACGTTCCAATCTTAGTGTATCTTCATCAGAAAGTGGAACAGTTATGTTTCCTGTTAAAACCCTATAACCTCTTGATAATTCATTACGAATATTCTGTATTTGCCTTTCAATAACTCCTATATCTTTAAATCTATTTTCTGTTGTTTGTTTAAAACCCTTAACTTCTATTTCGTCGTACACTTTCTTTAGTTTTTCTGCATACTCTAATTCTTTCTTAATGTCCTCTATATTTCTTAAATGAGCTTGCCCTTTTTCGTCAATTCTTTCGGTTAATACTGGCATCAAATCATTTAATTGATTTTGGATATCGAGTAATTCTTGTTGTTGTTCGTTAGTTAATTTTCCTTCTTTTTGCAAATTAAGTAAATTCTCATATTGAGCAACTAACTTATTTATTTCATCATAATGTTGCGAATATACTTGAACAATTTCTTTATTTTGCTGTTCAAACTTAGCCTGTTCTTCTCTTGTTTCTCTATATCTATTTACTATAAATTGTATTGCTTCTCCTATAGCAAACGCAAAAGCGGTTATTGCAGCAACTTGGGCTCCACCTGCAAGAAATGAAGCTAATGTAATTCCTTTAGTAGCAGTTTTTGCAGTTTCTACAGCAACTGTTGCTGATTTAACAGCAGTTTCAACTCCTCTAATAGAATTAATTAAATTTTTCAAGAAATTAATAATACTTATACCAAGAGTTTCTCTTAATTTTGAATTAAACAATGAAAATGCCAAAGTAGTTATTGTTAACGCTGTTGGTAATGCCCCAAATACTTCAACTGTTTCTCTTAAAATATTAACTAAAGATGTCATAAAAGCAATAGCAGAATTTATATCATCACTATTAAAAACAGTCATCCATAAGCGCTGTCCTGCATTAGCTAAATCATTAAGACGAGCTTCGGTTGATTGAGCATACATTTCATATCTACTCATAGCATATCCTGCTGAATTAGCCATTACGGCTTGTAGCCTCAACGCTTCATTATAATGATTCATTAATGTTAAGAAATTTTCACGCTGTCTTGTGCCAGCTATAGCTGCTGCTATTTCTGATTTTTGTAAATCATTCAATGTGTCCCATTTCTGCGCCAACTCATCCAAAACTTCACTCATATTGCGGAATTGTGTTGGTGTTTCTCTTAAAGCAATTCCAACTTTATTTAAGGATGATTCTACATTAGATATAGATTCCCCTAATGGATCAAAAGCTTTCCCTTCTTTTAATGCCTGCATACGAGCAAAAATGGTTTTAAAAGATTCACCAATAGTTTCAGCACTTTTTCGGGTTACAGAAGACACGGTACCAATATAAGAAACTAATTCATCAAAAGATACTCCAGCCATTTGAGCACTTGAAGCAGTACGCCTCACCGCTTCACCTAATTCTTTTGTTGAAGTAGCTGCACTATTATCTACTGCTACCATTTTATCTACAACTCTTATCATTTCTTCGCTACTCACATTATAGGCATTCTGTATAGCAATTAATTGCTTTACAGAATCTTCTTGAGATTGGGCAGCTATTTTACTCATAATCGTACTCGCTTCAAGTAATTTTCTTGTTTCTTCAATATTGTGACCTGCTCTCAAAAATTCTTCCGAACCTTGCAACACATTAAGTGTTGTATCATGTAATTGTGTAGCCAAATTACTTAAAGAATGTGTCCATTCACGTATTTGTTCTGTTGTCGCCCCAGTTATCATTCGCATATTTGTTTGTGCTTTATTTAGCTCGTTAACTGTCTTAATACCATTTTGCATTGCATGTACACTTTCCATTATTGTTGTAGAAGCTACAAGCCAAACAGGAAACCTTTCAAAAGCAACTTTTAAAGCACCTATTAAACCTACATCTTTACCAGCAAGATTACCTATTTGTTCTATACCTGTATATACAGACCTAGTAGCTTCATCAACAGCAACTTTTACCTCTCTAAATGTTCCATTGGCTTCCTTTATACGAGCAATAAAAGTTCTAATACGAGAATCTCCATCTGCTGTAACTTTTGAAAGATTACGTATTTCAACACCTGCACCATATATTGCTTGCGCATATCTTTTTATTGACTCATCATCAAAACCAGTAAATTTAATATCTGTCTTTGTACCTAAAGACATAATACGAGCCCGTTCTTTTTCAGTTCGAACTAATTGCTCATATTCTTGTTTAAGCGTTGCAATTCTATTTTGAATATTTTTCAACACTTCATTTGTTAATATATTTTCATTATTTCTATACAAATTAATTTGCTGATTAATTTCATTAATTACACCAACTATCCTTTGATACTCAGTTGAAGTTTTATCAATAGGAGCAGTTAATACAGTAGAACTAAATTTTGACATTTGGCTTTCTAAAGAAGCAACTTGCTTTTCTTGCCAAGCAATACGTTTCTCTTCTTCGGTTTCTAATTGTTTTTCTAGTTTAATAATCTCATTAAATTGTTCTTTATAATATTTCACATAATTAGAAAGACGTTGTTTATCTTCTTCAGTTAATATTTGTTTTTTTTCATAAAATTGCGATAATTCATCAGTAATTTTTTTGTATTCATGTTGCATATCAACTAAAAATGCTTGTGCTTCGGGATTTTTAATATTATCAAATAGATCAGCTGATCGATTATGTAATTGCTCGAGTTCTTGTTGAAGTCTGCGTATAAAATCTATTTGTTTTTGATAATCTACTTCACTTGTTACTGTACTAATATTACCTGTCGGTGTAGTAGTAACAGTTAATTTACCAATATCGGTATCAATGGTTTTGGTTAAAGATTCTAAAGTTGCTCCACCACTATCAACTTTGTATTTTTCTTTAATTTTCATTACATTATCCAAAGCTTGCTCTTGTCTAATTAATGCTTCAATATTTTTATTTATCGCTCCAGTCTGTTTGTCAATTTGAGTAGTAGTTCTTTCAATAATTTCCCCACTTTTTAAATAGTCTTTTTGTATTGTTTGAATGGTACCATCTTGTTGTTTTCTAATTTCAATTTCAGTTTTAGTAACTTTGTTTAGTTCTTCAATCATTGCTTTAACATTTCCCATTTGCTTTGTAAAATCACGAAAAACATTTATAACCTCTTTATCTATCCCTAAGTTCAACTTTAAACTATCCAATTTACTCGACAAAGACTTGAGTTGTGCGTTAATATTATCTGTTGTTTTATCTATGTCTAAACTACCTAATATCTGCAAAATCAAATCTTCCATTTTATTCACCTGCCTTTTTCAAGCAATAACACCTACCCCTCTGCCTCTAACAACCCCTGCAAAAAATCAGAATTATTCACTAATTGTTTATAATTATCTGCAAAATTACGTACATGCTCCACCGTTTTCTTTATTTCTTCTTTGGGAAAGCTCTTTATTATTTCTTCAAAAAAGCCATTATCAATAAGATATTCATACACTACAATTTGTTTTTCTAATTCATCAGGAATAGGAATATTAGTAAAATACTTCATTAAAAGAAGGGGATAGTAATCAAGTAAGTTTAAATTTATATTATTTTCACGTGCATACTCCATCTTTTCTAAAAATTCCAATATCATCCTATGTATTTTTGTTGGTCTGAATTTTTCATCTATTAATATTTCGTACCCATTTACTTCAATCTTCTTTTGGGTATAATTTTTCCCGTCAACTTTTTTAATTTCGTTGTAGGTTAACTTTTTCCCCATAATTTTACCTCCTACAAAATTTTATATTTACTTTTTTCACGCTGAATTTGTTGTTTGTCTTGTCTTAAATAATGTTTTTTAGTAACATCTAAACCTTTGTGGTTTAATAATTCGGAAATCATTTCGATAGGCATACCAGCTAATTTGAGTAATTGGCTACCAGAATGTCTGAAATCATGAGGATGTAAGGTAGGGACTCCAATCATTTCACCAATCTTTTTAGCCCAACTATATAATGTACTTACAGTTGCTTTTGTATATTTGCCACCATTTTTAACTAAAAACACATACTCACTATCAATCCCTAAAGCTTCACGACTTTCTTTGAGTTTTAACAATAAGTCTCTTACTTCTTCATCAAAATATAATGTAACTAATTTTCCTTCTTTTTCTAACACATTGTCTATAGTCATATTTTCAAAATCTATTTGCTCCCATTTAATATTTGATATGGCATTTACACGAGCCATTGTAGATAAACTCAATAGTGCATAAGTTTCTAACTGCAAATTTCCATATTCTTTAAGCTTTTGTTTCATCAATTTCACTTGTTCTTTTGTTAAAAATGTCTGCACAACTATATCTATATCCTTACGAGGTCTTTCGATAAATTCCATTGGGTTTTCTTTAATTAATCTTTTCCTTCTTAAAAATTTATAAAATGCCGAAAGAGATGAAATTCTACGCTTCAATCTGCGTGTATTATTGCCTTTTTGTTTACAATAATATATAAATTCCGCTATATCATCTTCGGTTAAGTCAAGTACAGATTGATTACCTTGATTCTCGTATATATATATAAACCATGAAAATAAATCAGTTTTGTAATTATAAATAGTAGCAGGGGAGAGCTCACGAATAGTCATATCCATTTCATATTTTTTGTATAGTTTCATATTTTCTGGATTAACTTTTTTAAGTTTTTCTTCATCATACAACTCTATTCGTTTACTTCTTTCTGCCATTTTCGCACCTCTTTTCTTGCAAAAAAATATCTATGTTAACCTTACGGTTATTTTCTACTTCACATTTAAACCATTACGACGCAATCCCTTTTTAAAAGCTTTAACAATTTCGGGATTATTCTTTAATTGTTCAGCAGTACTTCTAATAAAAGGTCTACCCTTCATATAAGGCGCTCCCTTACGGGGATAATCATAAATATATCCATTCCAACCATGCCCATATTCTATTACACCCGCAATTTTAAAAGGCTCTTTACCCTCTGGCAAATAATTAGGGTTACTCATTGTAATATTTTCCACCATTAAAAGAACTGAACCATCTGCTTGTAATTGAGTATTAGCCACCATATTATTAGGATCATCTAACCCACCAACACTACGTCTTATATATTCTACAGGATTAGGATATTTATCAAAAACTTCTTCTTGGATAGCTTCTTGTTCTACTTTTCTAACTACGTCAGCCACTTCATTATTCATAGCATCAGCAATTTTAGACTGAATTTTTTGTTGAATTAGTTGTAATTGAGTCTTTAAATCTGGCATTTTATTCACCCCTTTTTAAAAAAAGAAAAGGGTAAGGGAAAGCCCTACCCTAAAAATTATGATCTTGGAACTACTATATATCGCCCTATACTCGTAGAATTAATAGGTGTCATAGCTGTAAATTTAATTGTATCTCCATTGTTTTGACCTGCTTCATGTGACACAGCCAATGCACCATCAGGAACAGCCTTCTCAAAAACCCAATATATATCAGCTGCTGGAGCATTTGTTTCAGCATCAACAGCAATAGTATGCAATTCTACATAATAATTTCTTGGGAACATAGAAGCATCAAGTGGTATTGCTTCACCAGTTACAGATGTCGAATACAAAGCGATATAATAAGCACCTTCAACTCCATCAGTAACAGTCACAGTTTTTGTAGTAGCATCATAAGTAGCTGTAACCTGTTTTCCTTGAGGATCTAACACTATAACACTACCACTCGATGGAGTACCAGTCAATGTAAATTGACCATTAACCAATTGATGTTTTTCATTAGCTTGTACGGTATACTCGCCACTGACTTGTTTTGCTCCACTTTGAATCGCAACAATATCATCAGCATGGAGTAGTGTCGTTACTGTAAACTCTATTTGCTTATTGTATTGCATCATACCAATAATGCCATTACCTATACCGCCACGAAGAATTTCTTGTTCTACTGATTGCGAAATATCTGCCTTGTTAGTCAAACCTAAAAAATACACTCTTGTTGGATCTAATAAATCCTTTAAATACACCTCAGCTGTATCTCTCAAAATCAAGTTATTCATATATACTACCTCCTTAAATTATTAATTATTAAAAATTTTTTCCATTTCTTTTATATAATCTTTTAAAAATGTTTTATTATTTTTATTATTATAATTTACATCAATATGTTTAAACCAATTTTCAATTTGTACATCTGGAGCTACAGTAGCAAACAACACAGATGTACGATAATTCTCGAAAGCCATAATCCTATTAAATAAAGCATTAAGTTTATAGATAGTCATATCTAAAGCATTTTGGTGTGAAATAAGTTCAACACTTGTAACCATTGCCTCAAATGTAACAATTAATCCCCTTTTTTCTTTGTAAATTCTATCATACATATCAAATTTAGCAATTTCTGGGTCTTTGCTTGGCTTCTCATAATGCAAACAATTCATAGTTTTCATTAAATTTAAATAATAATTCAATTCATCATCGGTTTCTACTAAATCAAACACATCTTCTTTAAAGAAAAAATAAAAAATTTTCTTATATATTAAATACAAATCTGGAATATTTTTTATAATTATTAAAAATGGTATATCTTTAAGCTGTTCTTCAGCCATTTTTTTATCTTCAAACAATTCATAAATATCTTCTTTGGTTAAAAAAATATAAGGCAAAAATGTTAAAACAGTATAATAATCTTTTACCTTTGCAAAATGAATATTGCCAATTTTTGTTTTTATAGGTAATCCCAAAATATATAATTCTCTAATGTCTGGGATTGTTTCTTCATTAATAATCACAATTAATCCCCCTTAACAGTGGCATTGCTTACATTAATCCACAAAGTCAACCCCGCATAAGAATTATTCACTTTGAATAATCTATATCTTGTAATATTTACCCTGTTATTACCTGCAATATATTGGTTGTCAAGCACATTAGCAATCTCTTTAGCAATCCTAAACACTCTTATTTCTCCTTTACCACTAATCAACCAATACTTAATTGGCACAATTATATCTAATACATAAACATCATATCCAATCCCAACATTTTGCAAATTTCCTTCATAAGGATTAAAAAATATTTTTACTTGCATATCATTTAAAATCTCATCACTAAAAGGTGATAAAATTATGTTTTTATTAATTAAATTATCATTAACATCGGGTAGGGAAGGATCTAATGGATATTTATCGAGATACACAATATATCTTTTAAAATTTTGATTATTAATAAGTAACATTAACATCTTACTTAAATTCTCTTCGATGAATTTAAACTTCAAACTAACAAATGTACTCAATATAAACACCTACCACAAAGAACTCTGAATTGTAATTGTTTTAGTTAATACTGTTGTGTCTGAAGTTGCTGTTAATACAAATTCTCCTTCAGACACACCCCGTACTACACATGAGTAATCAGTATAACTAATTATTTGTGCATTAGTGTTGCTCAAACTCCAAGTAAACACTTGATCCGTGACTACATTACCATTTTTATCAATTATATAATAAGATTGGTCTTGCCCTAATATAATTGTAGTTGAACCATTAATTACGTAAGGCAATATTTCTACAGTTTTATCGTTATAAGCAATTCCATTTACAAGATCATCTTTAGGATTAACCTGATCAAAAGCAAGTGTTAAAAACAATAATCCATACCCATCAATACTCTTCGATAAACCATCATCAGAACCAACAACTTTCCAAACAGTATTATTAAGTACAAAACGTATTGGCATTAATTTGACTATTTGTTTCGAAATATCATTATACTGAGTAACACATAAAATCTTGTCAGTAGTAACAGTTATTTCTTTTTCATTTAAAGTATTTTTATAATTTTCCAAAAAACATGGTAAGCTATAATCCCCAAATTTTAAAACATTAGTACATTTTCTAATAATACAAGAATTGGTAGTGGGGGAGTGTTGAGTATTAACACATAACCATTTATAATTATTGTATTCAAAAATATCACCTAGTTTAGGTATATCATTTAAATCCTTAAAATATATCTCTTTATAGTTATCGCCTATCATAGAAGCAAATACTGTGCTTGCGCCTCGTGGTTGATAATCCTTCAATCTGACTTTCTTTTCTACACCATTATGTTTAATAATAATAAGATTTGGAGAATCCTCAAATAATAAATCCAACAACATTTGATAATCATTCCTAATTCTTTCACTATATGTGACACCACTACTTAATACACGTTTTTTGTAATCATCAAAATACGTCATGCAAAATCACCATACTTATAAGTATATCTTGCAATTTTATCCTCTACGTCACGCTTAGTAGCTTCTCTAAGCATTTGTAATTCATGTAAATGCTGCGCTTGAGAAGTTAATTTGAAATCACCAGTCATTTTTTGTTTCACAACCATTAAAGAGTTAATATAAGGGGATAGCCATTCAATTACCATTAAAGTAGCAAGTATATCTTCTTCAATACCAGACAATGTTTGATTAAATTGTTGTAGAGCATCATCTCTATCATTCAAATTAGTTTTGCACACATAAAAATTTGAAATAGCAGCTAATAAATAATCATACATTCTTGCCTCTGCATTAGCTTGAGTCATATTTGCCAATGTCATATCATCAATTTTTGCTAAAAAACGTTTATAAATATTTGAATAAGGTGTAGCCAAAATTTACACCCCCTATTGGACGTTATATACCTTAACGTCCTCAGCCATCTTAAATAAATCCTTACCTAATATCTGTCCAATAAAATAGATCTTGTTTTTGTCTAAATATCTTATATCACCAGCATTAATACCCTTTATGATGGTATCAATAATAGATTCCTTAATAGCATCAGTAGTATTTTCCAGTATCTCTTTAATTTTTTCTTCTGGTAAAGTTATTATATTTTCAATAACCTCTTTGCTTACTATTTTCTTATAAGCTTCAGTTAAATAAAGTGCTTCTACGGCATCTTTATCCAAAATCATAAAATATCCTTCTTCAGCAAGCCTTTTCTGTCTATCACAAATTTCCATTAAATCACCAAAAGTAATAGGTTTAATTGCACCAAAATGATTAAAAGTAATTACCTTACCAGAATTAGTTATTAAGTTCAAAATGCCATGAAATAAGCTAACTACTTTTATTAATTTATTCAAAGGTATTTCGCTAACAGTAGATTCAGGTATATCAATAATATTTTCTTTTTCCTTACGCAATTCTTCTATCATTTTTTTAAGTTGCTCTATTTCTTCTTTTAATTTCTCATTTTCTTTTGCATAATCAATTCCTTCCATTGTTTCAATATCAACTTCATTCTTTTTTCTCGGCATAAAACCCCTCCTTAAATTTATAGAAGGGTAGGGGAGAACCCTACCCTATAAAATTAAGCTAATTTCATAATACCATATCTTGCAGATGTTACTACACCCACATCATAAGATTTAATAAATGTGTAATCTACTGTCATATCGGCATTTTGGCTATTTGTAGATTCATTTATAATAGCCTCACCTTCAAATGCTATCTTAGCAATCTTGTCGCTACCCATAGAAACAACATAAATCGTATTGTTATCTATAGCAAAATCATAAGTTCCAGCAATAATTCTTTGTGGTATCTCGAACAAATCTACGCCTTGGAAGTTTGTAAGATAACCATATTTATTGTATTCTTCTGCGAGAGTGATTTTTAAAAATTGATCTGCTGGAAGTATTTGTGATAAAGCAAGTTTTGTACCAAATGCAGCTGCTTTAGCACCAGCATTTAATGCTTCTACTCTTTGTACTAATTGTATGAAAGATTGAGCAGTAAATCCAGTAACTTTCAATTGAGTTGGGAGATTGTCATAAGAATTCAATATTGCGTTGTATATATCAGTTGTAATTTGTGTTTCGAATGATCTTGCAACTCTTGCTACCCAATCACCCCAATTAACTTTTCCAGCCAATACTCTATAGAAGTCTTCTTGAATAGTAATTGCACGCTGTTGAGGAATTAACGTTAATATTCCATTATAAATTCTTTGTGGCTCAGCTTTTCTTATACCGGGAGCAATTTTTGATACCACAAACAAATCAGGATTTGGAATCGTAAATACAAAGCTATCGCCCCAGTTGCCGTTTTTTACTTCTGCAAATTTATAGAAGTCATCCAATACAGTTTCTGGTATAATCACATCCAACATTTCGCCAACTAAAGCAAATAAAGCCCATTTTACGTTAGGATTTCTTAATAAAACAGTATCAGATACCCCAGTAGCATTAACACCAGCCATTTTAAAAGATTCTTTGATTAAATTTTTGGTGAAAACTTCTTGTTTTTCTTCGTATGTTTTTCCAGTAGCACTTTCAGCATATTGTTGTTTTCCATTTAAGTATAAATAATGTTTATATAATTCAACACCAGCTCTTACTATGTCTTGTCCATCAGCAGAGAAGGACATAAATCTCTTGGTAGGTATAACATTCATATTTCCCATAAAATATTCCTCCTTCTAATAATTATTATTTTAATTAGAGAGCATGAACAACTTCAAGTTCATAAGCAGTTATTTTATTACCAGCAACGGAAATTGTGGTTTGTGCTACAACCTTAAAAGCAACTACAGAAAGTGGAGCACCAGTAGTTGAATCAGTTATACTAGCTGCTGGAGCAAGTAAATATGAACCATTCGCTGGAAGAGCATACTGTCCAACAGTTGGCGCAGCACTAAATCCATTAGCAGTAATAGTAAACCTATCTCCAACTTTCAATTTCCTTGCTCTTGCAGGTCTGTTAGCAGGATTGTAAAATAATGTAGGATCATCAATATCAAGTCTAAATCCATTAACCTCTACCAAAACTGGTGATTCAACCAACAATACCTCTTGTGTGGCTACATCTGTTGGAGCAGAACAAGCATAAATTTCGGGTTGACCTGGTATCCTATCACCAAGTACAACCATACTTCCATTATCCATATCAACAGTATTTTGCACAGATACTACATAGCTATCTACATTCGTAGAAGCCATTTTACCAATTTTAACAACTACATGATTTCCCATAGAAATACTCCTCCTTATAATTATTATTTTAGTTTATATTTTTTTCGAGCCTTTCCCATATATTGGGAGACTCGTTATGAACATTATCATCATCATTATTTGGATTCATTTTAATAAACGACAAACCATTTTTGTGGTATGTAATCATTTTTTCACCAACAAAAGCTTTCACATCTTTTTCAAATTCCTCAAATTTATCATAATTATCAGCTTTAGCAATAAATAATTGTATTTCATCATTTGATAATATATCATCAAGAGAACTTAATAATGAGTCTACTTTAGCCTTATATTCTTTCTTTTCAACCTCTTTTTTGAAGGCTAATAATTCATCTAATTGAACATTTTTATCTTTCAATTCTTCTTCCAATTTTGAATATTTTTCATGTAATTCTTTATTTTGATCAGATATTGCTTTTATTTTTTGTGTAAAATTCTTATTATTTTGTCTTGTGAATTCACTAATAATATCTTTACTCCCATCTTCCCAATCAACTGGAACAAATTTAACTCTTGTTATATTTTCAAAATCAAGTACAGGATTGTCACCTTGCATTGTATAAGGTATCTTTACATAAAATTCATTCACACAATCCCAAGCATATACAAACTTATCATCATAATCTACTAAATAGTAGCATGGGAATTCTTCTTTCCAAATTTCATCTAAATATTTTATGTTTTCCAATTGTCTTTCTAATTCTTCTTCTAATTGTTCTTGTGTGAGTGAAAAATCAACTTGAATATCTACCACTTTATCTTCATTTTTTTGTTCATCATCATTATCATCAGAAATATCACTTATATCATCCATAGTAAAATTAGAAGTATCAAGCCCAAGAGTCTCATAATATTTCTTCAATTTTCTCTTTGCTTCATCATAATAAGAAGCATCAGTATTTTTCTCTAAAAATGACAATGCAGCCTGACATCCATTTGCAGATAAAACCAATTTACCACCTTTTATCATGCAAACAGGATATTTAAGATTCTCTGATGGAGCATCTTCCCACCCATCAAGAACTACCAAATAAGCAGCTTTTACTAACTCTTTGTAATTTTTTGCTTTCAAAATATCATTACGTAATTTTGTTTTGTCAACATCACCCCAAGGAGTATCGTAATCCGCTGCATCTTTTGATAAGTCAATTTCTATAGGGTCACCAGTACCCCATTCATCTTTCTCAATAAAATTCATTGATTTATCCTCCTTCCTAAAAAACCTCTTAAATTCTTGAAGCATTTTAGCGACTCTTTGGCTAAATACTTCAGCATGAGCATTAATCATACCACTCTCTACATTTTGTCCTAATAAAGTAATACCAGTATAAGAATACTCTAAAATATTCTCAATGCCTGTTTTTTTATTATATTTAGATTCATATACTAAAATTTCCATAGAAATTTTAGCGCCTTTATTTTTTGTCAATATATCCACAGCATCTTGCGCATAAACCTTCCATATATATGCATCAACAACAACATAAGTTCTACCATCGATTTTTTCATAATGATAATTATTATCTTCAGGAACAATACCTACAGGTTGCTCTAAGTATTTAACCCCATTATCATCAATTATAATTTCATGTTCTGTAAAATCTTTATTACCATCTTCGTCATATTTGATATATGCGAGAATAGGAATATTAGCTATAGTATCTTTTGCTTTTTCTATTGCATCCATATCAAACTTTGATTTATTAAGATTTATGCCATCATGCATTACATATAACTTTAATTTTAAAAATCTATCATCCTCAAAAGTATCATCTACAAAATATTTTATTGGTAAATTTAAATAACGATTTGGCACATAAAACACCTCACTTTCAGAAGAACATCTTGTTTGTTATTACGATTGCTGCTTTATTGAATGGCACATCCAATACAATATTTTTATCATATTTAAATATCCAACACTTTTTACCAGATATTACTTTTTCATTTAATAAAATTAGCTTTTTATCAATTAAATAAGCCGCAACTTCAGGATCAAAACAATATACGTATTTTGGCATATTAACCACCTTTACACATTTTCATTACTACCAACATCACGGGTTTCTTCACCTTTATCACTTAATTCTGATTGTGATTTTGAAGGTCTACCGCTGTTATCATTTGGCGACTTTTGATAAGAAGACGACAATGGTTCCAACATATCAACAATACCAACAGCATTTTCAAACAACGAAAGATTAATTAATTCTCTTTGAGTCTTACCCATAGCAGCAGCTACCCAAATTTTTGGAAAACCATATTGTGCTGCTTTAAGTGCATTATTAATTCTATCTTGTCGATCAAATTCAGTACCCTCTAAATGTATTACAAATTTGAATTGACCTGAAATTTTCTCAATTTGATAATTTAAAAAATCTTCAAACTGAGTATATATATGCTTTACAAACATATAATCAACATCTTGATTGTTTTTCACTAAAGACACTGTAGCTCTATCTAAACCTAAATTAGTACCAGCACTATCCCAAAATCTACTATTGCCTTGCTCATAAATTGTTTTACTACTCTGCGATTTATTAAAATCCATAGCTTCAGACTGCTCAAATGGAGTAGTAATAGCTTTAACACCTTCTGGAAGTCCTGCCTGCATATACGCATTAAAATACTTAGCTGTATCTGCCGTAATAGCAAAAGCATCGATAGAATTAACACTTTTTCCTTCTTTTAATGGAATTTTATTGTTTACAATTTTATAAGTTCTTACTTTTGCATCAACTCTATCTAATTCACGGTATTCTAATAAATCAAGCGCCTCAAGAAAAAGCGGTATCAATGGGGGGACAATACCAGCCATTTCATTATGAAATTTAAATACCCATGCTTTATCTGGAGGTAACTGTTGCCAATAAAAATATCTCCCATTATGATACCCAGCTCGTACACCAGCTTGTTTATCATCAATAATTCTATCTTTATTGCTCATGAATGATTCATAATATACGCTAAACTCGGGCGCAAAATTTTCTAATAAAACACCTGGTTGTAGGAAATATGTCATATTAAATGAGTATTTCCAACCATGTTCGCTTTTGTAGTCTATCATACAATAATTGGACGGCATTTCTTGCAATACAATCCTATCATCAAGTTCCCTCACATAATAAAACTTAGCATCCTCACGCATCATTTGGCGTGTAACTTCTGGAAAAGTTTGTTTAATATTAAATTTTTCTACCCAATCTAAAACACGTCGATAAGCTTTCCAAAAAGCACTATTTTTCAAATCCTCAGGACTATTAATAATAGGTTCAACATACCAATCAAATGATAATAAACCTCCAAAATAATAAATCAACCTTTTGAATTGTAAAATATTATTCTCTATAAATTGTGCTAATTCTTTTAAAGCACGCTCATTAGCTTTGGGGTTTTGCAATAATTCAATAATTTTTCCCCTATCAAATTTTTGAGGGTACATATTAATATTTTTCAATATTTCATTCTGCAAAATAGGGTTCATATAATAAGCCATTATACTTGCATTAATATCACGTGCAAATTCTAAAAAATAGTTGGTCGATGTTTCATTCGTAGTAGCAGTGGTATTTTTTTGATTTTTTCTTTTTGGCACTTTTTCACCTTCTTTCTGCTAAACAATCAAATACTCCAACATACCTTTTAACATATTTTCGTAATCATCTTGATACAAATTATGTTTGTTATTTACTTCCAACTCGTTCACATATGCTAATCCATATCCCAAGCTTGTAGCTCTATCTCTCTTCATTGTCTTTACCAATCTATCATAAATAATATTTCCAGAACCACTTATTGTCTGTGTAATATTTGCCAACTCTTCTATAAGTAAGTCAGTTTCAATAAACACAGCATATTCTTCAGGAGTAAGATTGTTTTCTTTAAACTGACTATCAACTTCTGTAGAAGGTATAAGCAATCTTACGGAACCATCTTCAAAACAAGATTTCATATAAGTATACATAGTATTATTAAAACTATTAGTAGCTGCTATTCCTCTTATCAACGGAATAGCACCTTTCAATTTTTTACCTTCTTCATCATCATCTAACACAAGGGGAGGGAACTCAATTACTTTTTTTGTTTTGGGATCTACATATTCCCACGTCTCATAAAATAAATAAGGTAACCCTTCACCGTTGCCTCTCATATCTATTACTAATTTTTCAGTATTAGGGAATTTAATATGAACAAGCTCTCTTAAAAAATCTCTCTGCTCTTGTAAAGTAACCCCGTTATGTGTTTTTATGTACACCACTTCTTTGAAATAAGTACCGTTAGGACGAGGTTTTAACTTAATAACTGTTGTACATGCATTATCACTATCTTTTGCATTAGAAAGTGCAACGTCATGAACAACTATATATGAAGATGATGATTTCGAAGGTTGTTCTAACTCACATTTTTCAAGTTTCCTACATTTTTCAGTTAACTCATAAGGATAATATGATTCACTACTTGAACCAACAAAAACTCCTTCATCGATTTGTTACCCTATCGGCTTTTTATCCGATAGCTCTTGCACTTTACCATCGTGCAAGTCCAGCATACATCTTCACCCTCGACTTGTAAAATTTGCATCTTTAAATTTAATAGGCTTATCAATTTTGTAAAGCATAGATGGAATTTGCTCTAAATATGGTTTGACAATGGAAATAAGTTTTTCTTTGCTTTCTATTGATGAAATTGCTAATCTTGGTTTTCCTCTGTCTCTTTGCACATTTGCTTTAATATTAAACTTATCCAATAAGTGTCTTGATAGATATTCAACTTCATCAAAAGAGAAATTATTAGTAGCAATCATAAATGCTTCTATATATCCTGTTTCAGAAATTAAGCCCTTATCTTTTTTCTTTACTTTACAAGAACCATCATCCATAAATAGTATAGCTAATGATAGCTCATCAAAATGGTCAACAAAAATTTTTGGCAATAATTTAACTTTATTTTTGTAAAACAGGTTGTATATACTGGTCAATTCATCTGAAACACCAGATGATGCTACTAAAGCTGGATACGTTTTGCCTTTTTGATTGTGAATAACCTTTCTTATTTTCATTTCAAATCCGTATTCTTTTAATAAAGAGCATTTCCATTTTAAATATTCTTCTTGCTTTAATGAATGTCCTATTTCTAATTGTGGAGTTTTTCCTGCCTTTTGAATTCTTAAATGTCCATCTCCAATTAAAATAGAGCCAATTAAAACATCTTTCTTCGACAATGTTTTCATCGTCTACTACACCTCTTTCATTTTTTATAGATGCAAATTTTACTTTACGTTAGGGTGCTCGGCACTCGTGGGGGCATTATCGGGCGACACCGCATTCTCATTTTTTAAGTACAGTGTACTCCCCTAACCCTCAGCCCCTATGCGTTACGAGGGCAGGTGGTGTTCCTGCTTCTCACGGTGTTACCCTATGTCTGACGTTTGCCAGTTGGAGGGCTTCACCGTTAGCTATTAACTTGCGTATTCTAATAATTTAATCATTTTTTCTTTTTTTCTGTGTAAAAAATCAGAATGAGTATATAAAATCTTTTCTACAAATTTTTTTATAGAATCCTTCCTTTCAATTGAAAGTATATAATAATTTCCCGTATGTGTAACATATGTAATAATAGCATTATCAATCAAAACAGATTGCAAAAAATATACGAAAGATGAGCTAGCAGAAATCAATGTAATTTTTTTGGTTTTTTCGGTAAACACGTAACTACCGTCACCATCAAAAATTCCTTTTATAAAATCAAATAAAAAATCCTCAGATATATTGGGAAATCGTAAATTATAAGTTTTCCTGCTTGTACAACCATGCCTAATTAAATGCTTTACAAATATTTCACTTGTTATATCTAACTCCACATATGAATCTCTCTCATATATTGGATATGTAGAACGCAATTCTTTGCTAAACATTTCTAAAATTTCTTTGTCTTTTTTATGTACTCTTAATCTATACTGATTTCCTGAAATATTCCCATCCGTAAATGCCCAACCAAGATAATAAGCTTTATTTGGAGTATCAATATTTTTAAAATATTCAAAATCACAATAATATTTCCTTGTAAAATCTCTATTTTTAACCTCTTTTTTAAGCCCCAATTTATTAGCCTTTAACATAATAGCATTCATACTTCTGTTTGGTAATAACTTTAATAAATCATATATATCAGTTTTTTCATAATATTGCTTAAGTATTAATAATTCTTCAAACTCCCATTTTTTATTTTCTGTTGTTAAACCCAACTCTTTCGCTTTTCTTGTAATAGTTCTTTCCGATTTTTGTAATTCATGTGCTAATTCTGTTAACGTCTTATAGCCATAATTATTTTTCAAATAAGCTATTTCATTATCGTTCCACAAAAAATAACACCTCTTTCAGAATACGCAAGTTAATAACCCCACCAAAGGTGGATTGCCGAGTTTGCACCACACAGTTTCCTGTGTGGGGAGCAAAAATTTACTCATACATAAATTTATCCGTCGTCATTGAAGGCTTTTCTTTTTCTTTAAGTATATCTTCCTCATAAAAAATACCAGCATCTACGCCAGCCCTATAGCTTAGTGAAGCAACAAAATAATCCTCAGAACCACTTTTCATCGTTTTGTAGTGATATACAAATCTCTTATATAAATCACAACTCTTTAAATAAGCAGATGAAATAAAAATAACTTTACCTTTTTCAGGAGGAAGTTTAACATCTGGATGATCTTTTTCATAATCAAGAAGTATAGATCTTCTTGTTTTTGTCATCGGTATTAATATTTCTTCAATTACACTATCTTTAACTAATCTTGCCTCATCTATCAAGATATAATTAAATCTCCAGCTTCTTGCACTATCACCAGACTGATTATTACCTAAGGTAATAGCCCTAATTTCAGAACCATTCCAAAAATTTACCACGCAGTCATCTTGACTAATCTTAATAGGAAACTGTATCTCTCTCGCAATATTTTCATTTTTAGCTAATTCACCTTTTATCTTTTGAATAATTACGTTTCTCGCTTGCTGACCTTTACCACTTGCTATACCAAGCTTAATACCAGGATACAAAATTGCAGTAGCCACGAAGAAAAGGGCACTTATCCATGACTTCAATTTTGTTACCCTACAGGCTTTTTATCCTGTAGCTCTTACGGTTCATTTCCCGTAAGTTCAGCATAAATTTTCACCCTCATCGATAAGGTGCCCCTTATCATGTTAGGGTGTCCCCGCCTCGTGGAGGGATTATATTCTTTGGATATAGAGTCCAAAGGTTCACCCTCTATGCGTTGCCCCTGGCTATACTATTACATATAGCCTTCAGGTCGGGTTAGCATCTCAGCCTTCCCGCTTTTTTCGGGGATAATACTCCTAAGTATTTCTACTTAGGACGGCAGTCCTTTTGCTCTTGGTTAGGATTTCTTTACAAACACGAAATTCTTTGGCTTCTTCAAAACTTTTAAAATGTTTGCTCTTTCTCTTTCTGCCTTCTACAAACGTAACAACCCATTTTTTATTTGATTACATTTGAGGCAAAATCAACTTGACTACCAATACCCCTGCTACATATCAGCATACTATTTTGATACCTTGCCATAGCTCTCAACATAAGACGCTGAAAAGGATAAAGTTTAACACCTAAAATATCAATTACAAACTCATCAATATAATATCTGTAATAACTCAAAAACTTAGCCCACTCATCATAATCAATAGGTTGTGGCTTTATAGGATCATAACTATACGGGCTATTAAAATTTTCATAAGCTCCTTCTTTTATCTTGCGACTTTTTTGACTAAAATTTTTATATGAAGCCATTTTTATCACCACACTTTATAAGGAGCGCTCAATGTTAGCATAATAGTCCAATATTTTATCTATATCGTCTTTTTCAAGAGGAATATGACGTGGTATCCATTGATGTCTTTCCACCATTTCAAATATTTTACCAAAATTACCTAAACCAACATCATTTTGACTTCTCGTATTTTCTGCAAACTGCGCTGACTTTGATAAACTATCAAATATTTCTTGTAATGCTTTATATCTTTTGTCTGCACCAGGTTTGCCATCAAGCATTTCTTGATATGCTTTATTAACTGCTAAGCTTGCCTGTGCTATTTTTTTAGCATAATCAATATGATTTGTAGTCCTTATATTAAAATCTTTTTCTAATCCAGCTAAATAATTATCAAGATAATCAATTTCACTTTGAGTATAATAGCCATGCCATTTTTTACTGTACATTTTCTTTTCATTATCAGGAGGAGGTGTCTCTTCTTCAAAAATGCTATCTTTCCATGTCATATCTTCATATTGTTTTAATGAATGAATTTCTCTAAGATAAGCACCTATAGGCTTAGGTTTATCTTTTTGCCTTTCCCACACAGTATATATAAAAGGCACATCCAATTGCCTTAAAATACTATATACTGACTCCATATCCGATGGGTCTACTTTATTATTTATGCAATCTTTACAAATAGGAGCATAACCATCATGTAAAGGACTTTTAGATTTATAAAAATTATTTAAAGCTAATTTCCTGCCACATAAAGAACAAATCTTAGTTCTATCCTTTTCGACCATTTCACCACCCTCTCACCTCTGTTCCCTCCTTAATTATCTTCTTTAGGAAATCGACAACCACCACTTTGTTTTTCTTTACAAGGGATTGCCGAGAGTGGTGGACTCGGCTTAGGGTGCAGAGATACCCCGTGTTTGGCTATAAAAATCTATGATAAATTAATCTTATAAGTAATTGTCCTTCCTTTGCCTTCTTCAAGAATAAATAATTTTGCCCCTGCATTACTTGATCTTTTTAAACGCATAGAAAAATCATCTAACCCAATTATAGAAGGAGATTGAATTACCTCAACTTCACCGTTATCACCAATCGCAATAGTTTTTTCATAATTATGATGCAAATGCCCAGCTAACAAAATATCGATTTTTTGATTGTATAAAAGCATATAATCCTTTAACGACTTTTCTAAATCTTTTTCATCTTGCCCATGTACAGCAAGAATATTTACTCCAACTGTATTAAAATACTGCACATAAGACTCTCCAATATGTATATCAACATTAGGATTGTTTGCTAATGCAGTCTTTAAATACCATGATATAATACGTTCAGTGTTTTCGTGAGGAAACTCTCCCCGTTGAGAACCAAGTGGACGAATTTCATTATGATTACCTAAAACATTATAATAATCAATTCTAACGTATTTACTTAACTCGTTTAACCAATTAACCATAAAATCAGAAAAACCTATCACTGATTCTACTACACCTAATTGCAAAGATTGCAATTGACTCATCCTTAAAATCCCATCAATACTATCCGATAAATTCACAACATTAATATGATTCAAACCTTCTTTATTGATTATTTTTATAATTTCACCTAATAAATCCCACATTCGTCGTTCAAATATTTCAACGTTGTAAATATTTAAAACCTCACCTTTAAGTCCTATAATATTAACTTCTTTACCATAATGACAATCTGCTATAGTTATAATTGCATCACATTTAGCCTGTTTATCTGGCTTAATATATTGAGGTATTTCCAAATTATATCTTTCTCTAATAGCCCTTTCTAACTTTTCATAAAATAGCTCTATTCTTGCTTGCTCACGAAGCCATTTATTAATTTCATTTTTTTCTGTTTGTAATTTTTTTCTTTCTTTTTCAAGCTCTATTTTTTTCATCTCTATTTCTTGAAGCTTTTGCACCACATCTTCATTAACAACATCTTCTCGCTTAGGTAATAATCCATGTTTTTTGCGATAACGCTTAACAATCTGTCTTGCATCTTCACCGCTAATACCAAACATTTTTCCAATATCAGACCATTTTAAATTATTTCTGCCTTCTATTTTGTCCAGACCTAATTTGATAAGTTCCTCCGTGTTCATCGCTCACCTCACGAATCTTTTTCATTAAATTATCATCTAAAATTTCAGACCCACAATTATCACACCACAACACACCATCTTCATCTTGTGTCACAGTACAATAATCTTGGCAAAACACGCAGTAAGCTCTCACTACATTCATTCCTCCATCTTTTGGTACTCTTGGCACTTTAGAATTTCAATATCTACACCAATTCTTCTTTTAGATTCATCAGAAAAATTCTTCTCAAGAATAGCTTTCCATCTGCATACATTTTGTTTTTCGCAGGTTTCACATAAAAAATTTTTTATCACACTTTCACCCCTCATAAATACTTTTATGCTTCACTATAACTCAGCAAATAATTTAGACGCCTCAGAACGCACATCTTCCTCAAGCGTAATCACTCCAAATAAAGAATTACCTTTTGCTTTCTCTATGAGATACTTTAAACCATTATTATTTTTATACTTTGATTCCGCTTGACTATAATCACCACAAAAAACTATAGCAGAATTTTTGTCAATTCTACTACCAATTAATTTTATTCCTTTAGCATCAATATCCTCAGCCTCATCAACAATCACAAAAGATTCTTGGATTGATAAACCTTTTAAAAAATACGGAACATCAACTATTATCTGTTCATTTTTAATATAATAATCTAAATCATCAATCCCTCTATCTAAATATTGCGCAATTGGTCTAAAATAATCTTTTATTTTGTCATATTTTGAACCTGGTAAAAAACCAATTTGTTCACCAGTACCAATAGGATTTCTTATTAAAAATAATTTTGAATAATTCCCTTTAGTAAAAACATTGTACAAACCCATTCTTACCGCAAGTAATGTCTTGCCAGACCCATAATTTCCAATTATTACTTTAATTGGTATATCATTATTATTTAACAAATCTAAAGCACATCGTTGTAACGAATTCAGTGCTTTAATTACTTTTGAGGATGGCAACTTCAAATTAACTAATTTACCATTAGAATACCTATATTCAAACACATCATTTAAATCGGCATTATGCAAAATCAAATACTCATTCTCTAAAAAATTGTATTTATTAACACCTTCTTCAAGAGAAGCAAATAAATCATTAATTTCATCTGTATTAAGAAATAATTCTTTATATCCTTTATACACTTCATCATTATCATTTTTCTCATAAAATTCAACTTCAACACCTAAAGCAATAGCTTTCAATCTCATACTAATATCGTCAGTCAATAATTTATACTTGTTTATTTTCGCACACACAATTAACTGATTATCTACTTTTTTAGCACTCCATCCCCAGGGAAGAGGAGCAGTATAATCATCATTATCAAATATAAAGTTCACGGTATTACTTAAAATTTTTTGTATTACTTTTCTCGCTTTGTAACCTGCCTCATCATTATATTCCTTCATGTTGTCTAATTCTTCCAAAACTGAACTATGTATTACAAGTGGATACTTATCAATAGCATCAACATTGTTTATAAGAAAACTCGTATCAACAACATACTTACCACCCATTTCAAAACCCACTTTCTATTAGTTTATTTTATGGTTGGCTACCTCCATTATCCTTTAACAAACTCTTGAAATTTTTAGATGGTTTAAACCTTATCACCTTATAAGCGGGTATATCAATCCTTTCACCACTATGTGGGTTATATCCTTGTTTTGGCGGTCTTGTAGTAATTTCAAATATTCCAAAGTCAGGTATAGTAATTTTTTCACCTAATATCATTTGTTCTTTGATAGTATCAAATATAATATCTATTATTGCTTCGGCTTCCTTTTGAGTTACACTAAGTTTTCCTTTAATAAGCCTCACAAAATCTCTCTTTAACAATACAACCCCTCCTTAAATTATTTCATCCACAAAACCTAATTCTTTGGCAGTATCACCAAAACAATAGAATTCCTTTCTTTTTATTTCTGCATACTGCTCCTCGCTTATTTTAGTATGTTCTTTTATAAAACTGTCAATTTTTTCTTCTAACTGTTCTAAAAATTTCATAGTATCTCTTGCTTTACCCGAACTATTAGCTACTATGTACTCACCATCATGTAATAAAAACACTGTATTACTCGATGCAAAACGCTTATGCCCTGCTAAAAATATCAATAATCCAGCCGAACACACTCTTGATAAGCCATAAATATGTATTGGTATGCGTGATTTCTTAATTATTTCAGTTAAGTACATACCAACAAAAGCATCTCCACCATCAGTGTTCAAATATAACTTAATTGGTTTTAATTGGTCTTCTGGTACATTGGCTTCCTCTAAATTCATCTTGATTATGGGTACTGCAATCATATCTATTGCACTATCGTCAATGTCGTCATTGTAATAAATTGCTCTTTCTTTTAAAAAATTTTTATATATATCTTCATAAATAGTAGTAGGTTGAATAGCTATTGCCCCTAACTCCACTAAAATTCCTCCATTCTTTTTGGTTTATATTGTTTGCATTGCACCACCACAACCCAATCCCATTGCTTACACTTTCGCTCACAACCCAAACAATATTCGTTATATTTATTTATATCAGGGAATGTATCTTCTCTTAATAACATCTCTATTTTGTGACGCACTGTTTTATCTGGAACTATTTCTTCAGTTATGATTTTCTGAAACACATCAGAAGTAATACCAGTAAATTCAAGTATAACTTCCTCTGGGACAGAATACTTTTCCATATATTTCAGAATCTTATTCATCACGACACCTCTTTAATCAAATAATTATTAATTCTATCTCCGTACGAATTAAAGAAATATACATTACCATCTTGTTCTATCACTGTAATATGATCCAATGGATATTCTAATCTATGGTCTCGCTCACGCACATCTCTTTTTTGATATTCTTTAACTTCATTGCTTATGTAATATTTTTTACCTTTAAATGTAAACATATTATCAGTATCAACGTAACACCACTCAAAGGTATATGGTCTTTCAGGATCAATCAGCCTCTCAATCCTGACATGATAATCGCTATAATCTACCCATTGCCCATTAATCCAATCCCAATCTTTTATTCTATCCTTATGATTATCGTAGGTAAATAAAATTCCGAATTTATAGGTACTTGTTTGTTTCCAGCGTTTATGTTGAGCTTTATGTTTTTTAATCCATTTTCGATAGCGCTCTTTAGACATTTGTTGATATTGCCATACACGTTTCATTCTTAATATTTTATAATTATCATAAATGTACATCTTGTTTCTTTTACTATCAAATTCATTGCCATTTTCTTCTTCACTATCAACATCGGTATAAAAAATATCATCAAATGAAGCAACTTCATGCTTGTACACATCATCATTTACAAAATCTTCTTGAAAACCCGCACTCAAATAATACCCAAGCACATCTAATATAACTGATTCAATATTAATATTGTCACTATTAAAACCCCAAGACTCATATTTTTTATAAATATAATTTTCTAAAGATAGTCCATCTTTATACTCTTTTTTTAATATTTTATCTATAAGTTTCCTTCTGTAATCCAACGGAATAATTTTTTCTGAATATAACTTATAATAAAACCCCTTTTTGCTATCACTAAAGTATTTTATAATTTCCTTATTTTTTCGCAATCTATTAATATAAACTTTCGATTGATTCTGTATTTTTTTATATTCTCTTATCCTATACACCAAAAATATGTTTTTATTTCCAAATCTTAATTTTACCCCATCTCTTTTTACAATAATCTCTTTGAGTTCCACAATAGAAATTACCCCCTCATTATATTACTATGGGTCAGCTACCCCTATTTTACAGTATTTTTTTCGAATTTGTTTATTTTAGAATCAACAAAACACCTAATACATACATTTTTTAAACCATCTTTACCTTTTGGTTCTTTATAGAAAAATTCCTCAGTAGCAGGTAACCAT